ATCACATACACGCAAAAATCGCAAGACAAAAGCAAAATCCAAGAAGAGACGTCATGCGAAGACATTTAGAAACAATGTTAATGACCGACTTTTGCATAAAGTTACCATAAAAAAACGTCGACGACATGGTAAGAACATGCAAGGAGGTTTATTTGGGATGAAAGACATGGGTATCACAAGTAGAATGAGTGCAGCAAAAGACGCAGCTAAGGCTAAAATGAGCGCGGCAAAGGATGCCGCAAAGGAATCACTGACAAAGGACAGAGGATTCAAGGCAGCACTGACAAAAGACAGAGGAATCAAGGCAGCACTGACAAAAGACAGAGGAATCAAGGAATCACTGACAAAAGACAGAGGAATCTTAACAAGTATGGGGTTGAAAAAAACGGAAGAAACTACCGAGGAGGATGCCGAGGAGGATGCCGAGGAGGATGCCGAGGCAACGGAACCCACCAGTGAAGATGATAACGCATCTGAAGATACCGATGCACCAACAACTGAGACTGAAGATGCCAACAAGAAGGCACTTGTCGACGCAAAGAAGGCGCACAGCGACGCAAAGAAGGCCCATAACGATGCAAAAGAGGTCTTAAAGAAGGCGAAGCAAGATGCTGGTGAAGGTTCCGGGTCAGATTCAGACTCGGGTTCAGATTCAGGTTCTGATTCTGATTCTGATTCTGATTCTGATTCTGATTCTGATTCTGATTCTGATACAGAAGAAGTTGGAAAGGCTCTAGGAGTAATACTTGATGACCTCGCCGAAAGAGTTGTTAAGCATATCAAACCAGAAGAGGATGGTAGTGCATTCAATATTGTCGCAAATAACCATGGTGATATCACAGATGCAGCGACTGCGATGAACCCTCCGAAAAAAACAGAAGACAAATCCTCTACAGAAGACGATGATGCTGAAAAACCTGATGTAGAATCTGTCACATCCGATGCTATACCAGTTGCCACACCCATCGATACCAGTTCAGAAACCGACCCAATTAATACAATGGCTACTACATCAGTTACAGTAACTGATACAGGAGATGCAATGTCTGGTAAAATCGACGGAGCGCCTACCGCACCCGACGGAGCGCCTACCGCACCCGACGGAGCGCCTACCGCATCCGACGGAGCGCCTACCGCACCCGGCGCATCTGTATCACCTAGTGCACCTGATACACCTAAACAGTAATTACGTATAATTCATACCTTCCTACATTTTTGGAATATATGAATAAACCTATCGACGCTTCGTCACACGTCGAGTCTTTCTCCTTTTCTTTTTACGAGATATGGATTTGCATTTGGTTCTCTTAATGCGTTTCCGATTCTTCCTTCGTACGCCCCCTCGAATGGTTGTCATTGTTGATGGGGATTTATTATACTTTTCTATATGGGATATAATTTCTGGAGATGTATCTTTTATATTTTGGTACATTTCTTTGTTATATCTCTCTACATTGGCTTTGATATTTATCAGAATATCCTCAAGTTTGGGAGTCGTCTCAATCAACCTGTTCAGCCATGTATAATTTGGATGAGATATAGGTTTTATATCGCCTAAGTAAGGTACTTTAGTGTTAAGCATATGATGTAACTTATCGACCATACTAAGTGCGACATTCGGTTGTATATCATGCTTAAATGTTGCTCCAAAATCTATTAGCAACACATGTCCAAATGTTGTATTCTCGTATATATGAGTTGTATCAATGACAATGTTTGCTATAGAAAAATCTCCATGCATGTAACCCATGTCATAAAGTTGGATGAGACGGTAAGCCGCCATATATTTATACCTATTTTGCATTGTAATATTCACCTTCCGAGAAGTCTCTGTCAACGTAAGGTAGTTTGTTGTATAGCCCATGGCGATAATACCCATCTGCACTTCAGGTTTGTTTTTGAAATCCATACTGGTTGGTGAACTTACATTATGTGGATTGATTGTGGCTAACCACTGTTGACCTTGTACATTGGTCAATATACTTGAGAATACTACTGGAGGACAAATCGGGTCTAGTTGGTCATTTGACCTCTTGAATAGAGTTGTTTGGATATCTCGTTCAGATATAAAATCCTCCTCTGGTGTTGTTAATATACCACTAAAATTACCAGATTTGCTAACTGGAACAATCTTCAAGAAGACCTTGGTATATTTTACCAAAGTACCTTGTGGAGAGATACTTGTGTATGGAGTTGTCTCATTGTTTTCAATCTCCCAACCAAAACCACCAGCACCCTTAGTAACGTATTTCTTTGTGGTGCTTGGGTTATTGATAAATTGTAAAAATGCACTATCAGTTGTCTGTGGATCGTCTAAAATTATATTGTTCATAATAATATAACGTGAGAAATCCTATATATTACAACGATATATAATTATAAATAAGGAATGTAAGACATATTATCATTATCATACATCGTAACATTAAACGCTTGGTTATATCCTTCTACGTAAACAGTATCTCCTCCACTAATTTCATCGCAACCTTGGTCCCCAGTGCACGAACGCCCTGCCTTTGATACAGGAAGTTTAACGCTATTGTTACTGTCGCTGATAGTATAATATTGCCATTTCTGTCGGGAAGTATGTAACTGACGACCCATAAGTGCTAAAATATTGCCGCTTCCGCCTCCACCTGGTGGGGTAAGTATACCCACTTGAGTATAGTTAGACTGTCTATGTCCGCCATTGGTGGCTACATTTATAGCCATTCGTCCAGGAGGGACATGTGGATGATTTGGTGGCATAGAACCTTGACCATAACCAAGATTCATAGGTGGGGTATGCGGGTCAAGCAGCACATCTCTGCCGTCTATTGGCCTCATCATCAGGTCATATTGTGACGGAGGCTGTATATGCACTTGTGGTTGAACTTGAATCTGATGTTGAGAACGATTATAGAGAGAACTTGATGTTCGAGCGTTGGACGAATACATAAAATATCCCGCAATGGCACACAAGATTACAATGAAAAGTAACGTAGCATTTTCAATACAAATAACTCCTGGTAGACATTTCTTGGGCATTCTAATTGGTAAATAGTATATACTATAAGTATATAATATTCATCGAATGGTTTCTCTCTGCACAGTTGCTTCTAAACCTAATCAGACTTAGTTACAGGAGCAACATTTCCGAATTTCTTCATCATAGAACTAAGACCACCAACACCTCCCATTTGCTTCATCATGGATGAAGCCTGTTCTACAAGAGGACCCATATTCTTCATTGCTTCAGTCAAATCCTTTTGCTGAGTGACAAGACTCTTGGTATCCTTAGTTAGGTTTTTCATGCCATCACTACCCAATATTTTGTTAAGGTCGCCGTATGCGTCCTCGACCGTAGCCGCTGCGTCAATACGGTTGTTCTTTTTATATACGGTAGTCATTGCGTCAACGCAAGTACCCTCCTTGTTCAACTTTTGTCCTTCAGCACACTTTTTATCAGCAGGAGCCGCTGCAGGAGCAGCAGTTGCACCAGTGGGTTCCTTCTTTGCATCAGCATCGTCGCCAGTGGCCATTCCAGTGGTGGAATCATTAGAAGAATCGTCAGAATTCCCCCCATCATCATTCGTATCATCTGTATGTTCAGAATCCTTACTTTCGTCGTTTCCTTCCATGCCCTCGACATAATGATGCGAATTGTGAGCAACAGGACTTCCTCCACCACATGTCACCAGAAGGGTGGTAAAGACCAATGCGGATGACAATACAACAACCATGTTATGTGTAAACCCATACGCTACGGCACCGACAAGGAAGAAGAACACTACCGCACGAGCACAGTTATTCATCATGTACCCTAAAACATTCATCACAGAGAGAGCGACGAGAACGTAGAGTGCCATTTTACTTTCCATAAGAGTTCGGACAATCTTGGGTGTCTTAATGTGCATTACCATTATCGATACTATGTATACTACCAACAAAAATATATATCGAAAAGGGTACATAAGAAGATTCCAAAATTGAATGATTAATATTGACTATGCTATTCTCAACAACCCACACATCCGTTAAAGGACATGACATACAATAACTCCTCTCGTTTCAATCTGGTCGTCGCGTCGCTACATCACCCGACATATGGATTCGACCAATCAGAAAGCACACCCGAAATCAGAGAACACTTCTTATGCATTCATAAATCAAAAAACGCAATGCCTAAAGAAAGCAAGATGGTTCAACAAATATCACGAATGCTACGTACCAAAATGCGCGTCATGTGCGAATCGGACATTGATATATGGCCACAAGAAGTGGGTGCACGAAACATATATGCAGCAATGAACTCTCTTGCACGACCACAAATTGGGGAGACCATGATCTTGCCAGGAGACGAGATGGTGGTCATTCTAAAGACTGTATGGATACGCCTACTACAGCGAACATGGAAAAACATATACGCACGTCGCAAGGAAATACTGCGAAAACGGTGCGAGACACAATCACTCCAACAGCACGAACGCTCTGGAAAGTGGCCATCCGAATGTCAAGAAATGCCTGGGCTACGTGGCATGATGGCTGGATTATAACTGCTTGCTAAATAATAAGCAAACTATTTATTGTATTTTTATTCAATTATCGACGACTACTACGGGTGCTGCTACTACTACTACCCCGGTGACGTTTGCGACGTGTTGAACTAGAACGGGAACTGCTTTTACGTCTGGTTCCACGTCTTCCAGAAGAGGAGGAGGACTTTGATCTAGTCTTTTTGATCGCGATGTATCCACCGCGCTGCCGCCTATCATTGTATCCAGGCATCGTGCGCACAAAAGGGGGCGCATCAGAACCTGGTCCTCTCTTCAATCCTTCTTCAAGCAATGCATCCTCATCTGCACTTGTGACATGACGACTACTAGGTCGGTCCGCACCCAAATAATTTATGTTTTCATCTGGATTTGTTCCTGGCATGTCAGTTGTACCCCTCAAAATATTTGGCCGTGAAGCATAAGCATAAGCATCATTATCATTATCAAAATTAATATTACCAAACGCATCTGTTTTAACGTGAGGGAGCGATTTAGACATTTGTCGGGGGATTCGGTTCTCCATTTCCTTTGGATTACCTGAACCGGCTGCAGGAGGTGCAGGAGGTGCAGGAGGTTGTGAAGGGGGTTCTGATTCAATAATAGTACCTAGTTCTTGGTCCAGTCGCTGTAATTGACCCTTAATAGCATTTAGATTGCTGACGTGTGCCTCATCAAGTGAGTTAATATCATCATTGGCCGCGTCTATTTCCCCACTCAGTCCGTTTAACGCTGCGGTGAGGTTTTCTTGTTGCTCTTTTAATTTTCCAAGGCTGTTCATATGAATTTGCATAGCTTTTGCATGTTGTTGACTATTTCCGAGAGCGGCCTGCGTGTTTGCAAGGTCTTGCACTGCCTTTCTATGTGTTTCTTCTGCTGCTGTCTTCTCTTGCATCGCCACTGCTAGGGCTTCTTGCTGTTTTTTCGTCGCATCATCACTTTGAACTTTGAGAGCAGCCAACATGCCGTCCACAGTTTTTTTTGCGTCTAAACTTCTCTGATTTGCTAGTTGGAGATCGGAAACTTCTTTGGTGAGTCTCTCGTGGTCTTCCAGATGGATGGCTTCGTTCGTTTTAATCTTGTCAGTTAAAGCCTTAATTTGATTGGTTCGGTCCTCCAACGCTTTGGATGCTTGTTCCCTTTGTTTTCCGAGGCGTTCGAGTTGAGTATTGGCTACTATATATTCTTTCTTAATAGTTTTCGCCTTATCGAGCATATCTTTAATACTACTTAACTTGGTATTGATTTCTTTAACAATAGGAGAAACCGATTCCTGGATCTCTTTCCCATTTTTCATAGATCTGCTAATAGCCCCTTTGTATTCATTTAATTTACCTCTGATTGATACTACAAATTTATTATGAGTGGTTGTTGTCTCTATGGCATCTTCTATAACTCCCATATTCTACAAAAACAGTTGATGCTTATATAATACGCAGACATAATATACCAGATACAAACATTACTATTCTAGTCCTCCTTCTGTCATAATTTCGTCTAAACTCTCCTTGACAGAACGGATCTCGGACAACATTTCCTTGTGTTCCTGCTTGGCCTCGCTAATCTTCTCAGCACTTAATCCCTGTTCTTCAATTATATTATCGATGTACTTGGTTAGGTACTCGATGGCAACTAGTTGGTCGTTTTTTTGTTTAACCAATGCATTATAGTACCGGTCGTAGTCTTTCTTCACTTCCGCAAGGAACCGGTTCTGCTTTCCTGCAACCTCTACAGCCTTACGTCGTTGAAGAATCATAATATTTTTTTCACGAATACGTCCAAGTAAATCGTCAATTTGACCGTCACGTTCAGCAACACCGCGTTCCAATGTTCGCATGTTCTCGGCAGGAAGAAACTTTACCTTTTTCTCATTTTCGTCCTTCTCTTCTGCATTACCGACAAAGGGTATTTTTGGCTGGACACTCATGCTCATATGCTTGTGTATATACTATAGAGAGACACTATTACATTTGGCTAAACGTGAACCCATATTTCGACCGCCGACGAATGGATAAATATATTTCTCGGTCAACTATAGACAGAATGGCAACCTCGGAATCAGTTCTTCCTGCGATCCTCATGCCTACATCCGACCGCTACGTACTTTTTCCCATCAAAGATGATGCCATTTGGAAAATGTACAAAAAACAGGTCGAATGCTTCTGGAGAGCCGAGGAAATCGATCTCAGCCACGACGCGGCCGACTGGGAAGCGCTCGAGAGCGATGAGAGACACTTCATCTCGATGATATTAGCCTTCTTCGCCGCGAGCGATGGATTGGTTCTTGAGAACTTGGCTGCTCGCTTCATGGGTGACGTACAGTTAGCAGAGGCGCGAGCGTTTTATGGCTTCCAAATAGCAATGGAAAATATTCATTCTGAGACATATAGTCTGCTCATCGATAGTTATATTAAGGACAACACACAAAAAACAAAACTTTTCCGAGCAATGGACGAGTTTGACTGCATTGCCAAGAAGGCTAGATGGGTGCAACGATGGATTTCGACTGATACAGATGCTGGTTCGTCCGACTTCGCAACCCGCCTTGTCGCTTTCGCTTGTGTGGAAGGCATCTTCTTTTCGGGAGCATTCTGCAGTGTTTTTTGGCTGAAAAAGCGTGGACTTATGCCTGGTCTTACTTTCTCAAATGAACTCATCTCACGCGACGAAGCATTGCACACGGAGTTTGCAGTGCTTTTGTATGAACGTCTCGGACGTTCGCTAAGAGATGAAACTATTCATACCATCGTACGCGATGCGGTGAATATTGAAACTGAATTTATATGCGATGCTCTGCCTTGCCGCCTCATCGGTATGAATAGCAACATGATGAGTACTTATATTAAGTTTGTGGCTGATAGGCTCTGTGTACAGTTGGGATGCGCAAAGATTTATAATGCAAAAAACCCTTTTGAATGGATGGAAATGATATCCTTAGAGAGCAAAACGAACTTTTTTGAAAGCAGAGTGAGTGATTATGCTCTTGCCGAGAAGAGCCGTAATGATAGTGAAATTTTTCAGATGGATACGGACTTCTAAATAAAACGCTATTACCAGTTACTCGTCATAAAACAACTGTGTCGGGCTTGACCCATATGTAAATGTATTCGTCGTATGTATTTTTTTTAGTCTTGGTCAATAATATCTTCTCTCTAGCCTCTCCAAGCAAAGGTACTAACGATGATTCATATACATCGTTATTGATATTGATCACAAAGTACCCACCTGGTGCTAATCCAGTGTACGTTCCCAAAAATGCCCTATGGTAGAACTCATCCCACCACGCAGGAGGTTGTTTTTCACTACATCGATATATCTCGATATTTTTATACGGAGGACTTGTAAATACCATGTCATATGGATACGTTTTTGCAATTTCATCGTAGTCGATAGTGCTAGAGTCGCAAAAAGATACAGATATAGTTCCATCATCACATGTAAAATCCTTTAATAGTTCAGCGTATGACGACTCCATATAGGTGTTCAGATCGTATCCGCGGTATTCGATGTTCGCCATCATTGCTCCTATCATCCTACCACCAAAACCAGCAAACGGGTCGAGAACACGTGTCGGGTTATATCGCTTGTATATCGCAAGCGCATTGGTTACCTTAAAAGCATTCACTCTGCCAAAACAAAGCCCGTATATGTAGTAGTACCGCTTCAACATGCTGTCAGAATATCGATTGTTTTTCTCACAAAATGTCAACAGGGTCTGTATATATTTTTTGGTCTTGTAGTACTCAATATTCTCTACAAACTCCAAAAAATTAATTAGTTTCTTACCTACTGTGATAAGACGTTCGGCAAAAAAGTAGTGATCCACAATATTGCACCCGAGTTTGCTCCGTCCGGTCAGCGCCTCGAGTTCGGCTAAACTCATCGCCTTAATTTTGTCCCATTCGCGGCGTACGGCGACTAACGTAGTCGTTTTGAGTTCGGTAGCGTACTCTTGTGCAAGATCCGATTCAGACATTGTTAATTGAACTCTAGAGAGAAAAAATAAAGTATAATATATATATAATCGTAATGGGAAAAAAAATAAGTTCGAATGAATTAGCAATAAAAAGAACAAAAATGGCAAATGAAAGAACTTATTTAGCTTATATGCGAACCGGTTTTGGGATAGCTGCTTTGGCTGGAGTATTTAAAAAATGGTGGATAATTATATTTGGAATAATAATGCTCATATTAAGTACACTACAATATCATATTGTAAATAATCGATTAAACAATGAAGAAAATCCCAACATTCCACTACTAGAATTTTTACCAATAATATATGTAGTATTAGGGTTATTAGTATTATTTATACAATGGAACAAAAGATAAAAAATAAGCCCCTTTTTAGATGAAGATGAACCGTTTATTTGTTGTGGTTATCTGATAAGGATATATCATCATCCATAAGACTTGTTTGTTGTGTAATAAACTTACGTCGCCCTATTGTAAAACGTTCATCGCGCAAGCGTTGCGCTTCGGCTGCGTCACGTCTCCTTTTGTCCGCAGCAATAGCATCTAGGTGATGAATATGTTCCGACCGTTCTACAGTATATTCATATCTCGACCGTTCAGGGCGTTTTGCCTGTTCTTGTTTGTACTCATGTATATCATTATGATGTTGGTCAATCGCTTGTTTTCTAAAGTTATGGGGTATGTTTGTTAAATCTAAATCCATGATCCCTTTGTATCCAGGTTCTATATCAGATGCGTTGCAAGACATAATGTGTCTATTTGGTTTAATGAGACGTGACATTTCAATTTTCCATGGCTGTCCACATCGGTCGATGTTATTCCCACATTTTACAGAGTGGTTCCATTCTGGTATATCACTCACCGCATGACTGTTTCGAAACTTTTTCATATGGATGGTCTCTCTAGTGACCTTATAAATTCTGCGGCCAGTATTGTAGAATATATCTAGTTGAATTTGATTTTTCTTTTTATTTTCTTCAAATTGTATGTCTTGAGGTGTTGCAACCTTCTCTAGCGAAGATGATGGGCGTAGCATAGTTATAATATATGATACATAGAGAGATAATTGTCTCTCTATATGTCAAAGATGGGAGTTGATTTATGTAATGTATATCAAGATATGATCGGTATTCATGGAAGAGGAATACGTTCTTATCGCATAGGCAGTATGGTGATAATAGATATCGTAATCACGATGTTGTTCTCGGCAGCAATATACCAAATTCCATGGATACAATCCCGTTTTAATTTTCGCATATTGACAGCAGTATTGATATTGTTAATCACCTTTATGCATCGGTCATTATGTGAGAATGATTCGGGCAAGGATTAAAGTGTGTATCCTATTGTGCTAGTGTTTCCTCTTCATCTTTCTATTCAGTTTCTTGGTTTTGACCGTGTGTTTTCTCTTGGGTCTCATGTATCTTCGAGAGCGTCTGCGTTTGGTTTTGCGGTTCTTTCTTTTTCCACCAAAAAAACGCGTTCTACCTGATTCTGGGTCACCTGCTTCTGGTAGATGAATTAATGAGGTTGTTGTTTTTGTATCAATTATACTAGATCCATTACATGGACTAGAACATGAGAAGTCATAAATATTGAAATCACATTTTGGACCCATAATTTGTTTGAGCAGTTTTAATAAATAACTTAACCGAATATTTTCAATACGAGTGTTGTCACCATTCAGTTTAATATATTTGTCATCTTTCTTTATTGTACCTTTTAAGTTGGGTATCTTATTAAAAGTTTGGTTCAATTGTTCTAATCCATTCAGGTTTAATAAGTTTGTAAGTTGGCCAATATCCTTAGGAAACACATATTCATAATTATTTGTTGGATGAGGTTCTCGTCTTTTATGAACGGAGATAACCCATATACCCAGATTAGCTGGTAGCCGAGCAATTGTAGAAACCAACATATTAAACACACTCGAAGTCCTATCACTTACTGCAGAAAACGCCTTGTCATACGGCAACGAATCAAAATAAGGCAAATTACTTAGTAGTTTATCGGGAGTATCTTTACGAAAATACCTATTTAGACTATATATATTGATTACATCGTCCTTGGGTGATGATGTGGTAGTATGAAGGTTGTCATTGGTTATGCTAGTATATCGTACATTATGTTCGTTATCGGGGTCAGTGTCCATAGTAGTAACACACCCGTGCGTTGTGATTGCAAGTGTTATGACTAAGGCATCATCATCTGGGTTCATTATTATATATACTATGTTACTAAAAATATAGTATATATCATTTCAACAGTCAACTGCAAATTACTTTGTAACATATTTGTTGAGAATTGTAGCAGGTACAAGGTCAGATGTATGCTTTTCAATCTTCTTGTGACATTTGCTGATGGTGACCTCACTAATATCACTAATGCGTTTTACATCGCGTTTTGTGGGCGTAAGGTTACATAATTGAATGACAAAGAACACGATACCTGCTGCGATTGAGTGTGGAGTATTTTCAGGCATGAGTGCAGTGCGTTCTATTTTGATACTAATGAACTGACACAATTTAGTGAGTTCCGCACTTATGGTAAGTTTACTACAATATCGCTCAATGAAATCGCTAGAAGTGGTTTTGCTAAATACGGTCTTTTCTTCTGTTTCCATATCCTTTTCTATAATATTGATAATTTGCTGAACATTTTTACACCCTTTGGTTGCATTTGTGGCGTCTAAGTGAAAGATAGTTGCGATCTCTTTGGGTGTTCTGGGGGTGTTATTAACACGACATGATACGTAAATGGATGCAGCTAATATCCCTTCACGGTTTTCTCCACGGAATGTCTGATAGTATTCTGAAATCTTTTTGTGATATCGTATAGCATCATCAATAATCATTTTTGAAATTCCAGCGTTGTGAGCCATGGTGCTAATGAATTGGAACTCATCATACTGCGATTTTTCCTTGTATGGCATTGCCTGCCATTCGGTGTATCTTCTGATCTTGCGCATTTCGTAACTAGTGTTTCCACTACACAGAATCTTGCACCCAAATGAAGACTCTTTGAGTAACGGATTAATAGGCATGCCGCACCGTGTGGGGTCACCTCCTTGATTATCGTCTGCTCCATAGTATCTCCACTCTGCAGTCTGGTCGATAATATCCTTGTAAATGATTCCACATCTGGTATTGGTGCATGTAAGAAAGCCCTCTTCCGAAAATGCAAGCGATGATGTGCATTGGTCACAACTTTCGCGATTTCCACAATCACGGTACATGCATTCTAGATTGTTCGCATTTGCATCTGGAGAAGTCACTTCACTATCGAATATGTTCCACATTCGAGCCTTTTCGGCGGATGAAATCTGTTTCTTTTGTTTTTTTACGGTTTTTTGTCGCAATGTTATAGTCTGCATTAGATACTTTGTTGATTGATAATTAATCCACAAGTTTAATTCAATTCTAACCAATGTATAAAAATATCTACATAAAAATAGAACACTATAATATATATAGACGCGTTGTTAATGGGAAATATTTTATCTATTATAAACTCTCCCGACTCTTCTGATATGAAAGTTCCTGATAGTGAGACTAGTCCAATGATCAATATGGATATGTCTACTGTAGATGACCTTGATTTTATTGCTGCCGAACTTATATTGACTACGAATACAGAACATTTGAACAGTTTGATAGAAAACGCAGTAGATGGGTCCAATAGGTCTGAAGTATTGGCAAACAAGATTTCTGAAGCAATCCAAGATGACATAGCGGTCAATAAACTTTCACGTATTATGGAATCCGAACCAATTACCACAGAAACATCTCGTCACGAAGTGAGTGCGTTCTACCTAAACATCGCAAGAGTGCTGGTAGCCATTTCCCTCGCCATTCAACCAAATAATAAAGACCTTGTTGCGACAGATGATTCTGATAATATCCTTTCTCCCAATTTTTCCATATCACATCTGAGTTTTTGTGGGTCTCGTATCAAACGGTTTGCTAAAACAGAGACAAATGATGATAATACTGACGAAATGGAGGTGGCTGAGATGACTACTCTGGGCAACCACTATGGAATTCCCGAATTATACGATTTGTACTTTGATACTGAGTACGACCAAGAAACTGGTTCATTTTTAGGCATGAGCGATGATACAAAATCTGTATTTAATCGTGATTTGGCGCGATTTTATCATGCATTCTCTGGAGAAACTGTTGTTCCCGATAACATTAAGCGGTTTGGAGACATACCGCTTCATGAAAATAAAGATCGCGTAGAAGATGTTCCAGAACCATCAACACCACTCTTCGTGTGTAAGTTTGGTGACAATGACGACGTAGACTGTGATCCTCTTTTTACATCTTTAGAGGATGATAATAATGATCCTAAAAAGGTGACGTTAAAATCAAACCTCTTATCACAATTCGCAGAACATCTACAAAAAATGATCAGTTCTGTCATGACAAAACGAAAGATACTCGTTGAACTGGTTAACAAAATGTTTGTATTTGGAACTCACACTGTAGATGGAGAGAGAAAAAGACGACCACGAGTTAGACCATATTTAACAATAGAAGATGTAGAAAAAATAGCAAGCGATGCACATCAGACTATTGTAGATATGTCGTTACAATGTGAAATAGATAATCACTTAGGAAATGAAATTTTTACTGCGCTACATGCAATCCAGACATTGGAAAGCAGTAAGAACCAAATACGCACTATGGAACAAGACCTAGACCTTCTTGTATATGCATAATTATCTTACTTACCACCTTTTTTCGACATTTCAAATAAGAGGTGCCTATCGTACACCATATTTCCTTGCGGTTTGTAGTTGTCTGTGGACCGATATACCGTTGGGTCTCGCTTTTTCTGAAAGACACCTTGCTTTGCATTGAGAACCACATTGGATTTGGGTGGCGCAGTTGTTGCAGATGATGCGGCAACGCTTTCCATGGCTTCTAGTGGAGGCTGGTTCACAGTGTTGCCATAATTATCATACTCAATGCCTGTTTTGCTTTTTATCTCGCTAATTACATAATTAGGAACCCAATGACCCCAAGAAATGAAAAGAGTATTGGGATGGACATATTTCACAATAAAGCCGTCGACCTTGAGTTTATCCATTACGTATGCGATGCAGCCAGATTGGTCATACAATGGAACGCCTAACATGATTTCTGGAACAACAAACCAACATATCTTTTCAGCACCCTTCTGTCTTGATGTCACTTGAATTTTACTATGAACACGTCGCAACACCTTATTGAATATCTTTAACTGTGCAAAGTCGCGTTCGCGCTTCTTCTCATACAGGTCGTCAATATTAATGCTTGTTGCTACATCATCGTCATATTGTTCCTCGTGTTTGTTGATAGTGAATATGTTTTCCATATACTTCTTATGTGGAAAAAATATAATTAGACAGAACTTGATGTAGGTATTTATATGACAATTAAACATCTAGTACTTCCTGGAGGGGGGACTGCAGGTCTGTGTCTCGTAGGTGCACTACAAACATTGCACGATGCTGGTATATGGAATATTGATGACATCCAATCCATTCATTCTGTCTCGGCAGGATCGATGATATCTATACTCATTGCGCTAAAGTTCACATGGGAAACAATAGTTGATTATATAGTAAAGCGGCCTTGGTCCAATGTATACAACGTAAACCTAGCAAACATATTTGATATTTTTATGAAGAAAGGATTTTATGGACCCGACTTTTTTATTACGTTTTTCAAACCATTCTTTGATAGCAAAGATATAGAACTCAATATTACTATGGCAGAATTATATAAAATAACAGGGGTAGACCTTCATTTTTGCACTACTGACCTGTCATCGTTCACGTTTATAAGCATATCACACGAAACCCATCCTAACATAGAGGTGCTTACTGCAATTCAAATGTCAGCAGCATGTCCACTCATCATTTCTCCTGTGTTTAATGATGGAAAATGCTACATTGATGGAGGATTATTATGTAATTATCCTATGTCAATGTGTCTAAAAAGACACACAGACAAGACAGAAATATTAGGGATAGGTAACCAGATTAAAGACAATCGAACTGAAGTCACTGAAAACTCATCATTATTTGAGTTCATAGAGAACTTACTATACAGTATGGTCTCTAATCTGGGAAATCGTATTAAGGACGATGGAAATACCGAGAATATTCCAGTATATGTATCCATACCGATTCCGAATGTAACGTTAACAAGTATTCAAAATACGTTTTCAGACATAGAATTACGTAAAGGCCTACTAGAAATAGGAAGACAACGCGCTTCTATATTTTTAGATGATTATGCTAATAATAAAGAGATATCTGAAACGGAACATCATATTTCCGATAATTTATTATCGGAACCTAATGTATAATAACCAAATGAGTATATGGGAAAGTATAACAAAAGCTGTTAGTGCAACCACCACCGCTGCAAAAAACACGTCTTCTAAGGCGATGTCTGCCGCAAGACAGGTATCCGCATCAGTTTCTGACCCAACGAAAAAAGAAAAACAAAAAAACGCTCAAATTGTAACAAATATATCCAACCATATATTCGATAACATGGGTAAGATTCCATCACCAGGAGAAGATATGTATTCAGAGATGCCGATTGATGTAAATGGCAAAAAAATAACTATGCGCATTCTAACTCCTGCAGGCACACAATATAGAATGAACTTTATGGAACAGAACATACAACAAATTCGGGATGCGTTAGAGTCGAAAGGCATAAAGCCTGCGATAGGAAATCAACCTGCAATGGATCAGTATAATGCAGATATGAAGGAACTACGTGAAAAAAGAGACGACCTTCTAAGAGCACAGAATTTAGCCAACCCAACACATGGCGGTCGTAAATCACGTCGCAGAATGAAACGACGAAATGCCACACATAAGCGTTCACATGGCACAAAAAAGGGTAAAGGTAAATGCAAGAAGAGTACTCGCAAGCGCAAGTAATCCTACTCATTATCAGATGTAATCATACTATATCGACAATGCGTTTCATATAGTATGATGGTATTTTGCGAATATTTATAGACATTCGTCTAAACAACTGTGTTGATGAACTTCTCGAGAGTATCCTTGTCTGGCTTGGCATCGTATTCGATTACCTGTCCGTCCTTAATCAACTTGATCGTGGGATAACCCTCAATTTCATATTCAGCAGTGGTCTTCTTCATTTCTTCTGTCTCTTTAGAACAGTCTACCTCTGTAAATATTAAAGTGTATCCGTTCACGACCTTGTCCGAATATGCCTGTTTTACATCATCCCAATGAGGTTTAGCCTTTTTACAATGAGGGCACCAGTCAGCAAAAAAGAAAATGAGTTCAGCATCAGACTGTGAGGTTTGTGCTCCGTCTGCAGCGTCACCATTAATTTGTGTCAGAAGTTTAGGACGACTATACACATACACTATATATCCGACTATAGCAAGTAATACCACAACTCCACCTATCATAAGATTTCGCTTCTGAACAGAAGAAACTTCGAACATAGTACTATAGTGTACTCCAGATATTTATATTTTTATCTCCCTAACGAACGAACACACATAAAGACTTCGTATATATTACTATTATTACTATATATCATGATCTTCCGAACAACCACTGGAGAATTGATTACCATTCAACGAACAAATTATATCACTGATGCAGAATACTATAAACATATTATGAAAACGCTTCACACCAATACCAATGTATCGCATTCCGTTGCACAATTTTCTAGTTTACGAGCCATTGAAAAAGTAGTTCCACTAAAATAAGTCTATATCCAATATTTTTCAAGCAGAATATTTTTTCTACCAATAGTACAACTAGTCAACTTATGAAATCATCGTCTACGCGTAAAAAGACGTCTCGTACATCTTCTAAAAAAACAAGAAAGGTTATGTATTCAAAACGCGAGTTCAATAGTGGAGACGGTATGCTCACGACAGTGTGGGGGCCTAGTCTATGGCATTCGCTACATACCATCAGTTTTAATTATCCTGTTGAACCCACAAAAGAAGATAAAAAACATTATCGCGATTTTATTCACAGTTTGTGTTACGTTATTCCATGCAAATATTGTAGATTGAATCTACGAAATAATTTTAAAAGCTTACCCTTAAAAATGAGTGACATGAAGAGTCGTGACACCTTTTCAAGATATATTTATAATTTGCACGAACTAGTCAATAAAATGCTTAAAAAGCGCTCAGGACTTACGTATAATGATGTTCGTAAACGATACGAACATTTCAGAGCAAGATGCAACTCTGGAACACCAAAAGACGTATGGAGTAAAAAGACAATTAAAAAACAGGCAAGAGCAACCATAAAACAAAGCACTCGGGAACGAACACGTAAAAATAAAAATCATGAAAAAGGATGCACCGAACCATTGTATGAAGGCAGTAAATCAAAATGCATCATTAAAATAGTCCCACAAGAATCGTCTGGAGAGACCTTCCAGATGGACAAAAAATGCGAAAAGAAAAAACTAGTACATGAATAGTATTTTATCTCTACATAAATTGATTCATATATGGCTTTCCGACCGAAAGCCATATACCACATTACCGCACTAACCTACCGACATGACAGACGGTGTCTGTCCTATCGTGTTCTTCTCATTCATAGTCCTCAGCATGGCGAGTGCAATATTCACTCCCAACAACTCACGCGTATCACCATCACCGCGCCCGCACTAATGGGTTATAGTATTATACCAAAATTGAATGTATTTTTTTAGATTTAAGTTAGGCATACTGTTTAGAAACACAAGTTACATCATGTCAGACATTGAAACAACACCTACACCGCAACCAGAGAGACAGAGATATATTGCAATCCCTAAGTACAAAGGATGCTTCGAAGAAGTCGGACATTACACCAAACAACTTTCCACGGGTAAAATCGCGACACTCAAATACACTACTGGATGGCGTTGGGGGGAATGTATTGTCGAGATCACTGAAAAAGAACGCAGAGATATTATTCAGAGCGATGCGGTATGTCTTAATAAATACGAGTGCGAGTTCTCTGAATCTACGGATGGAAATGGCGTAGACTATGAACTGGATAATAAGGATAATTACACCAAAAAGGAAATGCGGGAGATTGTAGAATCGATGGCGCCAGAAGAGGAAGAAGAGGAAGAAGAGGAAGAGGAGGAAGAAGAGGAAGAGGCTAGTGAAGCAGTAGAGGAAGAGAGAGAAGAATATTTGAAAGAACTGGAAATTGAGAGAATATCAAATGGAGAATGTCCCAAAATTAGTCATGATTTGTACCTTAGTCGTCTAACGAATGAGCAAAGGGCGGTAGAGAAAGAAAATGACAGACTATGGAAAATCCGGATGAAGGAGATAAACATCCAACACGAGAAAGAATTAAAAGACGATGAAGACGACTGCGCATGCGACGAATCCCCAGACGCATTTGAATGTGACGACTGTGGCGCAAAAGGAATGAACTGTTTTGAAAATCTTGGCATGTCTAAGGATGAGGCGACTGCCTATATGGACTTAGGACAACCAGACAGATGCGAAAAATGTTTTGACATATGGAAAAATACTGACGATGCGAAGGAATATCTACAAACAAATGACGACGACGCATCAACAGTATCCCTCGGTGGGTGCGATACCGATTTCATGGAGGATGAGGGCGAGTGGTGTCTGGACGAAACATATTATTACATCTATACCGGCTGCGTCCTTGTTCCAGAAGGGGAAGATCTTGAAGACTACGCACAGGGCGATGGCAGTTATGCAAACAAAAAAGAAGACCCGGCCAGCGTGTTCGACCTGACAGATGCATAAATAAAATAAAAATGATAAAATAATGTTGATTTTTTTATCATTGTGGATATAAACATGTATTTTTAATCCGTTCACATGCCGAACGTCGAAAAATTGCTGACTACTGGTACTGGAGAGAACTTGGCGTTATTTCTGTATTGGTTGTAGTTGGGAGCGCTTCCGTTAGCACCGTTACTCGATGAAATATTACTATTTGGACCCCACGTGCTATCGCCGCCAGACGTAGAACCAGCCGTGTTGCTAGAGTAGTCCGGGACCTTTTTGCACGTAAAATCCGTGGATTCAGGACAACGAGCGCAAGCCGGGCAAGGTGGGCAACTTTCTTTGCTAGATTTTCCAGCACAAATCTGGGGACAAGCCGGACACACGGGTGGAACGATTTGCGACTTCAAGATATACAAGTCCTCTTGACCTATGGGGATACTTCGCCCCGGTATGCCGTTGATAGTCTGAGTTTGTTGAGACGAAATTGTGTTGTTGGTGAGAGACCCGATCAAGTTGTTGGTCGTGTTCTGTGCCTCATTAATCGGCGTGATATCATTCACCGACTCGCCAACAAGAAACGATTTACTCTTGTTCCTGTCATATGTGAACACATTAGTAGAAGTATACACCATATCATAGCCATTAATTTGGCGCGTTTGCACCACGTACTGGCCATTCTCCGCGACATAAAGCTTCGCAATGTTTCCAGATTGGTCGACGAAACGAGTGTTAGCGATGCTCTCAGGGACAGTTGTTGCCTGAGTACTGGTGGTCGTTGTCTCTGGCGTGTTCGTGAGCGGGTTCACAACTGCAGTTTCACTTGTGTTTTCCATCACATACGTTTTGGTAGCCCCGTTTGCGGATGTGACTGTAATGCTATATGTTTTAGTGTCGGTTTCACTGTCATCATTTTCGCCGCCAGACATGGTGACGCGCGCAGTGGAACTGTCTGGGCCGTAGTAAACAGTGGGGATGCTGTTTTTTGAGAAAAAGTTGTAGTTGTCCAACCCACTATCAGGAGTGGTAGTCTCTGTAGTCGGTGTGCTAGAACTATTTTGTGGAACAAATAGATAATAATCGTCAGATACGGCGCATCCAAAGCGTTGCATGCCTTGTTTAAAATCCTGAGTCATAATCCTTGATTTACATTTTTCTTCGGTGTCGAACTGGTTCATCCCAGGGAGCGGAAACCAATTATTTGCATCAAGATACGGTCCATCAGGATTAGGACCGGCAGGTATACTCCCACAATCTTTTGTATATAAATAACATCCAGGTTTGGTTGGTTTTTCAGTTTGTCCTGCAAACCCTTCTTGATCACACTTACTGGTAGGAAGCGACAAGACCATTCTATAAAACAATGTAATACCAATTACAGCTACAAGAAACATGAGTATTTCTCTTTTGTTCTGCATGATTTCGGATATACTATATAGTACGTAAAAAATATTACTACATTACATAAATTGATTTATCTCGACCTAACTGTAACTATCTATATCTACGACAACCATGCCACCTAATATACTATCTACGCGATATTCTGATGATCCCGAGATCACCGAGATCGGCATCGACGAGGTCGGACGAGGGCCACTCTTTGGACGGGTATACGTAGCCGGAGTAATTCTACCTAAACAATGCGAGAGTGATTTCGACCACTCGCTCATGAAGGATAGTAAACGGTTCTCTTCCCACACACGCCTAGAGGCGGCATACGACCACGTGATTGCCCATTGTATTGACCATGAGACGTGCTATGAAGACGAAGATGTAATAGACAGTATAAATATTCTTCAGGCGACGCAGAAGGCCATGCACGCCTGTGCGCAAGCCCTGATCGACCGAAACAACCTCGACTCCGCTAAAACGGTGCTTCTTATCGACGGAAACTATTTCAAACCACATACACGGTTCGATAAAGAAACGGGAAAGTGGGTGTGCTACGACCATGTCTGTATCAAGGGTGGAGACAACCTCTATACGTGTATCGCCGCGGCATCGATCGTGGCCAAGGTGGAACGCGACAAATACATTGCAGAATTGTGTCTAGATAACCCCGAACTTGATGAGAAATATTCTATTGGTTCAAACATGGGATACGGTGCAAAGAAACACCTCGATGGAATCCGTGAACACGGTATTACGAAATGGCATCGAAAAACATTTGGGATATGCAAGGGTTTTAGTTAAGCGGAACACATCTCACATATATCTTCTTCCTCCTTCTCTTTCTCTTTTTGTATCGTTTCAGGACCAATCGTAAACTGTTGTGCCTGATGCTTTGCCTTACGTCGCAAGTAATACATACCTGTTTTCAAGCCTTTACTCCATGAATGAAAATGCATAGAGGTGAGAGCATTATATGTAGGGTCTTCCATCCATAGATTCATACTTTGGCTCTGACAGATGAATGCGCCACGATCCGCGGCCATGTCGATCACATGTCGCATAGGTATTTCCCATGCAATCTTGTACTTATCGCGAATATGTTGTGGAAGTTGAGTAAGATGTTGAATACTTCCCTTGTTTGCAATGATACTGTTTTTGATTTTCTCTGACCATATTCCAAGGTCTATCAACTCACGCATGAGGTATTTATTTGTTACTACGAACTCCCCTGCTAATGTACGACGACTGTACAGGTTACTTGTAAACGGTTCGAAACATTCATTAAATCCCATGATCTGTGAGGTACTTGCTGTGGGCATTGGTGCAATTAATAACGAATTACGCGTTCCATATTTGACTATTGATTCACGTAGGGATTCCCACTCATACATATCACTTGGTTCAACGTCCCACATATCAAACTGGAACTGACCAGTTGACAATGGTGATCCAGCAAACGAACTATATGCTCCCGCAGTACTCCCCAAATCGGATTCGTCGTCTTTGGAATCAATATTGTTTTTGTAATGAATAGACATCTCATTGGAACGAGTGAGAGCGCCATGATACATCGTTTCAAATATCTGTGTATTTATCTTTTTGGCCTCTTCGCTATGAAACGCAATATCCATCAATACGAACGCATCGGCCAACCCTTGTACACCAATACCAATAGGACGATGTCTATCATTGCTTGTTATGGTTTTATCGGTAGGATAAAAGTTAAGATCGATAATATTGTTCAGGTTCTCTGTAATCACTTGAGAGACCTTGTGCAACTTATCGTAGTCGAACTCATGTGTATCCTTATTCACAAAACTGGGAAGCGCAATTGAAGCCAAATTACAAACAGCAGTTTCGTTCTTGTCTGAAAACTCTATAATCTCACAACAAAGATTTGATGACTTAATAACACCTAGGTTTTTCTGATTTGACTTTTGATTACACGCGTCTTTGTACAATAAATAAGGGGTTCCTGTTTCCATCTGGGCATCCAAAATACGATACCACAGGTCACGAGCATTCATCTTCTTGACCTGCTTATTGTTACGTTCATACTCTTCATATTTTTCTTGGAATGATATACCCACTAAATCTGACAGACCTGGACACGTGTCGGGGCAAAACAGACACCAATCTTTTCCTAACTTCACTTTTTCCATAAAGAGATCTGGAATCCATAGACCGTAAAATAAATCGCGTGCACGCTTTTCTTCATCGCCATGGTTCTTTTTCATATCTAAAAATGTCTCAATATCGGCATGCCATGGCTCCAGATATATCGCAAATGACCCATTACGTTTTCCACCCTGATTAATGAATCGCGCAGTATCGTTAAATACCTTAAGCATCGGCATGATCCCACCAGAACGACCATTCGTACCCTTAATCATCGAACCATTGCTACGAATGTTATGGACATGTAGACCAATGCCTCCTGACCACTTTGATATTCTTGCACAATCATGTAATGTATTAAAAATACCATCCAGACTATCGTCTTCCATTGCCAACAAGTAACAAGAACTCATTTGCTGATGTCTCGTTCCTGCATTAAATAACGTCGGGGTTGCATGAGTAAAATACTTTTTTGACATCAGATTATATGTCTCTTGTACCTTCTCTAAGTTGCATCCATGAATTGCAACTGCTACCCGCATCCATAAATGTTGGGGACGCTCTACAACCTTATCTTCAATACGTAAAAGATATGACCTTTCCAGTGTTTTGAAACCAAAATAATCTATCAAATAATCACGGTCGTGATTAATCATTGCATCAAACTCCTCACGATATTGTGCAACCGTTTCAAAATATTCAATATTCAAAAGACTTTCACCTGTGTCATTATCCATCAACTCATTATAAATATTATAGGTTGTAGTATAAAAAGACGATTCTGTATTTTTCTGATGATTACTCACGACGATACGTCCAGCAAGTGTTCCATAGTCAATGTGAGTACTTGACATCGCTGCACAATGTTCGGCGGCAAGTTCATCAATCTTAGTGGTATGGATATTGTTGTACAATTGCTCGATTACTTTCATTGCAAGTGAGGTGTAATTAATACCTATGGCTCCTGTGCTAGATGAATTTGGAACAATATGGGTCTCTTTACCTAACTTCCTAATGCGGCGCAAAATCTTGTCAAATGAGATAACTTCTGACAATCCACTACGCTTAATAACCATCATATCGTCGTCCATATTAAATGAACTATATTCAGACATATATATATACTATTCATTATAGATATATTTCTATATTTATGTGAAATCCTTTGGTGGATTAAACTGGTATCGGTGGAATATGTTGAGGTCCTAGCCAAATAGGAGCCACATAATCTGGTCTAGCCAGATAACATCGAGCTTCTTGTTCGACATCATCATCCCAATTGAAGCATACACCTTCGTCTGTAGATAAATCTTCAAAAGTAGGGAATACATTCGTTTTAGCAAGATGCTTAACAACATTGCATGCTTGAATGGCGCCAACTTTACATGTTTCCGAAATAATATCCTCGAATCTATTACCACATGTAGAACGGTCAATGAAGGTAATGTCACATAATGCACCTTTATCAACTTCAGATGACACACGATGGCAAGCACTAGCAATGGGTATATCATGAATAATGGAACGACAAACAGGTAAAGAGCCTTGAACCCATGGTAAAACACCTGGATGACAGTTGATAGAACCATGCTTAGAAGTTTCTACCATGTGGTCTTTGATGATGCGAACACCGCCAAGAATAAAAAGGTCAATATTCGCAGATTTTGCAAATGTTTCGGTCTCCTCATTGTTGATATTCGAAACGATTTTGTGGGAAATATTACCATCAGACTCTTCAATGAAATCCTTCACAAGCGGCAAGTCGGGGTAACTTACAACCATTTGTCTGAAGTAAAAACCACAGCGTTTTTCAGCAAGTTTACTTCTTTCTTCAATTACAACAGTTGGCACAATTCCTTGATTTTTCATTTCTGCAAGCATGCAACGGCCCAGAGCGTGGTGTTCGAACATGAGAATACCAACTCTTAACTTAGAAAGCACTTCTAGAGAGACTTCTTCTTTATTAAATGAACTATATTCAGACATATATCTATACTACTCATTATAGATATATTTCTATATTTCTTGATAATTACTTATGTAGTGGCCATTACTTAATTTTTGAACTGATATTTCACTGCATTATGTGCTAAGTGAATACCATATTCAATATGGTGACGGGTTGATTTGATAATCATTGATTCGGCTAAAATAATACTTATTGCTATTATAAGTCCAACCACCACTACAAGTATGTAGCGCAATATTTTATTATCATCATTAATATCGAAATGAATATTCAAATAATTACCAAACATGTTTTGTAAGACCACAATGATATTTCCAGGTAGAAGATAAGTCATAATGAGAAAAATAAACGCAGCAGACCACCCATGTTTCCAACTTTTATGTTTATGTGTCTGCCATGCCACCATGAATGTTGCACCCAATAGAGCAAAATAATTCATTAAGGATGTACTGAAAAATCCAAGTAAGGTCATATTACTGGGGTTGTACAAGTATCGCCATATGTTGCTAAATGGACCACCTTGGTATCCAAGGACAGTTGCTAATATATCCACATTTGGTATGTATGCCATGAAGATTTCATCTGGAACATTGTTACGTAACATAAAGTACGGTACAAGAACCACGAATATTACGACATAGGATATAAGTCCTAATATGTATTTGGGAAGATCTTGTTCTCTAAATCTAGAATCATATAATCCCAATATAGTTCGCTTATTCTCTAAATCATGACTACGTTTAGAACGTGCTATTTTCTCGTCGTATTGTTCTACTTTATTTTTTTTTGTATTTTGATGTGACATAAAAAGGGTATATATATATATATTATGTACATTTTTATTTACAATGCATCATCAAATGATTGGGTACGAATATGTACAATATTTTCAGGCGGAATAAGAGGCGGAACAGGAGGTATCATGTAGCCGTCAAGCGTATTCTGAGATGGATCTATGTTACTCGATACAGACGTGTCAGTCCCGAGAAGTGTCCCGTTAATCGTAATAAGACATTGTCCAAAACCATCATCTTTTACCTTGCGCTTCGCAGGCGCACGGTGCGCATACCCCGTTTTTCGCTCCAGCAGAATAATATCCCAGAAAGCAGACATCTGACCTATCACTTGGGAGAACCATACACGGTTACGCTCCACCAAAACGCAACTTACCTCCTGTAACCACCAATACGACGGCCACATCAGTCTATGACCCTGTTCTTCGTGTTTCTTTCTCATACTAGGTTCCCATTTGGTCTCATACTCTTGTTGTCCCATCTCTATTGGTTTGTACTCATACACTGGCACACCTGATGTATCGATAAAATACAACACCACTCCCTTCCAGTTCCCATCGCGGGTCTTTGTAAATAGACTATCTGAACCACAATCTGACATGAAATCGGTATAATCGGAATACTCTTTAAATCGTGTCTCCAGAAAGTCGCACTCTTCTAGGTCACATACCTCTAGTTGTAATTGCATCTGTACCCAATATGCCTTAAGTGGAATACCTGTGATATCACGATTCACCACGTTCTTGATTTCCAACATCTGGCCGTATTTCTCACTGCTAGGATCATCCACGATGCCGTCAGGTGATGCTCCCAAGAAACTGTACTTACTATGTTGGACACAACCGTATTCACCCACAATCGTTCCGTGTATCATCTCATAATACATCGTGGAAACAGGTTCATACTTCTGTCCCCAGTGCATCGGTGACGATATATTCACGGTAGGAACAAGATTTTCAATCAATATGTCAGCACGAGTTGGTGTAGGTACTGATACTGGCAATGGCAAACACTTCTCGTAAATAAGTTGATTCTGAGACCCAGGTGTATCGAATATTTTATATGCGTTACTGGCCGTAATCAATGCATGACGATACGCATACCATTCGATAGTACGTTGCGCTGGCTGAGGTGTTGCATGGAGGCGAGCCAAAACCTGACGAATACGATACGTACGGGTTGTATTCTTAGAGGTTGTCTTCGATGCCGACATATCCGTCGAACGCTTAGGCATTATCTGTAAATAGAACAGGTCGATCGCCTGATTTACTAATTCGCCTAAATCGTCAAATATATCAACCTCTTCATCACTGCATGTATCAGAAGCATTACTCATGTGCAACAACTCTTCTATTGATTCCATCATATCAGTATGGAAGTTTGCATTCTGAATATGTGTTGGGTTCTCAAGAACGTAGTCATACATTAACTGCATAATTGTCCCTATAATATCAATCTGGTCTTCATTGTTAAAAGTATCATTCTCCGATTGAGGAATAATTACAAGCGAATCTATTATATCCGTCAAACCGTCCAAATCATCTATGTAAGTAGGTACGTCCATATTATACAAGTACTACAACACTCTTTCTTAGTTATATACGGTATATTCATCTATGTGCAAATCAATTTATGTATATGAAATTTTGATAAAGGTAAATTAGACTTCTCCAAATTATAAATTTACTTTTCCCAAAAGTCTCTCAAGAAAGTACAAAACGACATTTATTTTTGTCGTTTTACAAATTTCTTGAGGACTTTTGAACTTTACTCTTTTTAAATTCTTATGGTAACAAACTTTGGGGTACTTTTCAAGTTTGTTACCATAAACTAAAATTCCTTGGATTTTGTGTCTGTACCTCTGTCTTTTTGTCTGTGCGTACTTTAGAGAAAGTGAGTTACAATGAGTTACAATATGAGTTACACAAAAACGAGAAAAAACGAGCATACAATTTATTGTGAAAAGTGTGACTTTAAATGCAGTTATAAGAGTGATTACAATAGACACTTATTGACTGTGAAACACCAAATGATTACAAATGATTACACTAATGCTTACAAAAACGAGAAAAACGAGACTGCATATATGTGTGTTTGTGGTAAATCATATAAGTATCGCCAAGGCTTATATGCTCACAAAAAGAAGTGTGAACAAAAAACGCCAGAAAACGCCGAATTTCCAGAATCTCAAGAGTGGTCTAGTAATAGTCTTCAGAGTTCTGAAAAGGTCAATCGTGTTCTTCCTATATCACAGACATTTACAACAGAACCTGATGACAATGACATGTCTGATACTATTCAAGCGATGGTAAATGCAAAGGTTGAAGAACAACTCGCAAAGATGGGTGACACAAACATTAGTAAAATTTTAGAAGCACAGGCGGTGCGCGACGCGGCGCGCGACGAGGCAGCGGCGGAGCAGACCCGCTTACTAGTTGAAGCGATAAGTCTGAATGGTCCGCAATGTATCACAAATAACAATACGACAAACAACAATAACCAGTTCAATCTGAATGTGTTTCTCAATGAAGACTGCAAAGATGCGTTCACATTGAAAGAGGTGATGGATTCCATCGAATGCACAGTCACGGATTTAGACCGCATGGATCATGATGGATACGTGGCTACGATAACCCGTAAGATTTTGGAGTCAATACAGGACATGGCTATTACAGAGAGACCGATACACTGCACAGATGCGCGACGCAATACGGTATGCGTGAAAGATGCTACGGGATGGGAAAAAAATGATAAGGCTATGAAAATGTTGGCTAATTCTGTGTTTTTGGTAGGTCGCAAGTTGGGGCGCATGGTAGATGACTGGAGAGTAGTGTACCCAGACCATTTCCGAGGAACCGTCTCTCGACGTGATCAGTACCACAGATTAGTTACCGATATTATGAGGGTGAATGATTTGGACGTAGAGGCTCGCATCACAAGTAAGGTATGTAAGGGTATCGTTTTAGACCGCAAGGCGGTCATGGATCGTTAACGATTGTAAAAACCACGAACAGTTGAAATAAGTATGGTCATATTCTTTGTAGTGTGATGTGTATGCACAAAAATAACAATACTTTATTTTTGTGCGAATTATTTGTCGGTGTTGTCCCGTTTTAGTTTGACAGTTTTTCTCTGTGGTAGTGATTTTGTCACTGAAGATCTTTTAGAGTCTGCATTTTTGATGGTATGTTTTTTGGATGTTTTGTTATATTGAAGACCAGGAATGGCTACTAGTTTGTCACTGATGTTGTCATATTCAACGTCTTTTACTCTTAGTAATTTTTTCTTATCAATGCAATCTTTCAAGTATGTCACAAGTGATACTTTATCTTGATCTGTGTATTCATTTTCTGTGGCATATCCGTCGGCAAACTCTGTTATTTTTTGTAGTTTTATAGTCTTATCTAGTTTGTTCCAACGCCCAGTATTATTTGATGCAGTAGCGTCTTCTAAAAACTTGTCTAAGGTGTTAATTGAGTCGCTCTTGGGTCTCCCCCCGATGTCTTTTCTGGTGCCTCCTTGAACCATAGATTTGTACTTTAAGTGTTTTAGTTCAATACACTCTTCTTCTTGTTCTTGTTCAATTATAGAGCCATATTGTTTTCGTTTTTGTTCAATCGCATCTTCTAATGTTTCGTCTTGGTATAACATGATACACGATACATTGTTACATGATGCGCAGTCTATAGTGGATGGGTCTGTATATAAGCATTCGCATATTTTACATATGTAGAAAGATTGTACTATGCATTGAGTTGATGTGTCTGTTGTGTCCATATGTATTATCATACCGCTTTAAGTTTAAGTCATTTGGTAATATACTATATAATATATATGGATGATACATCTGGAGTGAGGTCGATATCGTTTGCTGGCAAGCACAATAAGTACGAAATGAAGAAAGTTATAGGGGATGTAGAGAGAACAGATAGGGTTAGGAAGTTTGAAGTAGATGCAGAGTTTTATACTCATCGCATTCAAGTAGATTTGGTGAAAAATCTAACTAATTCAATGTGTGACATGCCGTTACAGTATGTAGATACAATACCTGTGTTTGTTCGTCACATTAAGGAAAAACTAAGTGGATATCTCTCGCAAGATCGTATTCAAGACCGTGTGTCTGTCGGTGAGCATATCAGTTATACTGATACTGTACAAAAGATGATAGAATGTGGTCACAGGTGTTATTATTGCAACGAAGATATATTTTTACTGTGTAATAAGGTGCGCGATTCAATGCAATGGACATTGGATCGTGTAGATAATGATATACGTCATTCTGTAAATAATGTAGTGGTTGCCTGTCTCGGATGTAATTTATCTAAGAGACGGCGTGATGTGGAAGCATACCGTGCAACAAAGCAGATGATGATTAGTAAGTGTGATGATAGTGAAGATGAGGTTGACATGATGGGTGTATTTGAGCCAATATTTTCTGTAAATGACCCATTATTTGATGTATTTAGTAGTATCGAGTATTCTCCACATACATGATTTCCGTTATACCATTGTGTTTATGGATTCAGATGGAGTATTCGATATTTGTAGTAGTAGTTTTCGTCCGTGCGCGCGTATGCGTTTCCTTTTTCGTGTGCGTTTTGTGTTACTCTTTGTCTTCTTTTTATGATTTCTATGTGTTTTCATAGTAGTATGCTAGAGTACGTAAATATTTTGTTTTGCAGAATATTTGAGTACGTTTGTATGAAACCTGCAAAATATTGACGTATAGTAGTATCGTAATGTCTATTCCAAAGCATAATGAACGTATATGTTGGAAGTGGCGCAACGCAGGCGTAGTATTTGATGGTTTATTAGAACGTTCGCCTATGACACGTATAAAGAATGCAGTGGAACCTGAAAATGTTTCAGTATCCCCTAGTGAACAAGATTCAGAAGTATTATTTAGTCGTACAAGCAATAAGCGAGAAGAGACTTGTACAAAGATGGGTGAGAGACAGATGGTTCGTCAGATAGGAATGAACCCCTTTTTACAAACAGATTATGTTAAAGGTATTGAGATTCGAGATAAGTTTTTGATTCCATATCACGAATCCAAGCCATCATACGAACAAGGTACCTAAGGTGTTAATTTATGAGATATATTGATTTGTGTATGTTTGCATTTGTCTTTACAATAGCAGTCTGAACCTGTGTTTTTAGCGTCTGGTCCTAGTATGTATGCGCTTGTATTTATAGATAGAGTATTGTTAAGAACACTGCAATGTGGGAAGCATTTGCATATATTATACTTGTTTGATTTCACCATCTGAAAGCATGCAATTTTACAGTACGCAATTATGAGTGTTTTCATGTGCTAGATAAAGAGATGAATAGTCTTTATGTATTTTAGTGTATTATGTTATTGATGTGAATATCATAATACATAGATTAAGTATGTGGAAATCTATTTCTATAATGTAGTTTATGAAATATTGCGATTTGGGATATCAGATGAAACCAAATAGATAGAGTTTTCAGTAACGATAATGTATTCTGAGTTAACCTTGTAGAACTTTGATATAGGAGAGGTATATTCCTCTTCACTTTTGACCAAAAGTTTTTCCTTGTTTTCGCGAATACCTATGAGTGCCTTATTATCAAGGGATGCAGACCAATAATCTAAAATAATGGGTTTATCCTCAACAATTGCAATTTTACATGCATGTTTCATAGTGGTATCTGATGGTAGTCTATAATTTGTCTGGTTTGTTCCATCAGTGGGTGCAGGTGTTGTAGTACTTGTAGTTGACATCCTTTTATAGTATTACCCAATAATTCTTTATACACTTTTGTATTTTTGTCTAAATAAGTTGGATGCATGTAATAATATAACGCAGAGTATGTGTGTTTTTTAGATGTATATATATTACATGGATGATTTACGTGTTATATTGAGCGTTCATAGTCGCAATATAGTTCAATATATAAAGTGTTTAATTGAACAAACTGAAAAAGATGGTAAACGGTATTCTGTTCAATGGGTTATATATGGTATACTTGTGATAGGGCATGTATATACAATGCTTTTATGTCAGACAAGATCTATTGTTTGTGCTAAAACAGGTTCAATACGAGCAATTGGTCTTTATATAGAGTTCATTGCCCAATTATCTATGATCGATGCAGACAATTGTTCTAGTTCGTATACTCCGTATACAATTGGATGTAAGGATGCTGGTCAGTTTGTGTATAAAAAGATATTTTCGGATATACCTCACGATTATACCAATCCCGAGTTGTCAGTAAACCTAGATGCATCATCGTTGAATGTTACACAAGTTGATATATGTCTTGAGTTTTTGCATGAATATAAGCAAATTAACCAAAATATGGCAGAGGTTTTGTTTATTAGGGATTTGATTTATACCAATATAGATGATAATTCCCTATCGTATTATAACAATGTGATATGTCGTGTTATTGAAGTGAATACAATGTTAGAAGAAGTTCCTCTATGTATGACATTGTATCGTGATATAGTACGGAAACAATGTGCTAATAATGAAAAAGGAGTCCATACCGAGAATATGAGTCCGTCTGAATATCGTGATTGGATGATTAGTATTATTTCTCGTTAACTATTTGAATCACAGTATTGGTTTGATTACATGTAGGAGATGTTTGGTCAAATATCACAGGTCGTTTTCGAACCTTGGAGTTTTTCTTCTTGACAAATGTGAGTTCTTCTGTAGTGGCGATTCGTTGGCATATGGTTACAAACTCATTTTTGAGAAGATTTTTTATAAAGTTGTAGACAATATCTAGAACAAACTCATCGCACATACCTACAATGAGAATGCTTCCTGTTCTGAATATCATGAATGATACGGTGACAAGATCTACGTCTTTTATTCCATGTTCTATATCAAGTGGTGTTCCATTTTGTATTTTTCGTTTTTTATCATAATAGAACTTGCACTGTATGCCTGGATAAGAACATGGGTCAAATATGCATTGAATATTATATTTTGTTTTGAGAATATCAAATAGTATCTCTCTGTGTATGTAAAATCCACAGTTAAAGTTAGAGTTGATAAGAACCGTATCACATTCTCCTACATATGAAATAGGTTCATCTATGACATTTCTTAAGTATATGAGGACTTGGTTCATAACTGTCGATAAGTGATAATCTGTTTGAATACCTGGTATTTCGATTTTTCCTGTATTGAATATTTTTACATGAAACTCTCTAAACTTTCCATATGTGCTATCTGTTTCGTCTTCTATTTTGATGCGAATGATAATAACAAAGCAGTTATAAAATGCACATTTTTGTTTGTCTCTGTATACGGTAACATCTTTTATTGATAATCCGACACTAATTTTTCGTACATCTTTAAACCAGTCTTTTTTTCCAGATGGATTTCGTATGCTTGTCATAATTTGATTAACTACATAAAACTCTGATGTCATATTTTGTTCAAGTTCGTCTACTTCTTCTTGTGAAGTAGAGTTGAACTTCATTTGTTTTTTCACAATGCCGTTTGTAGGTGTATCATATCGTATAATCGGTAGTTTCCAAAATACTTTTCCAAGGTTTATCGGCATAGTTAGATATGCGATTTTAGATTTAGTCGATATATAAAGGCCTCCTGCTGAAGGACAGTCGTTTGATATATGCGTATTGGTATCTAAGTTATTGGTGGTATTATCTAGAGTTGATATCTCAGATTGTTGTAGCATCCTACATTCATATGTAGGATCATTTACAAAAAGGTCCCATTCGTCGTCAACACTGTTTTGTGGCTGTGATAACATAATATTCTTTATATAGTGTTTGATTGGTATATTGATCTAACAGAGTTCTTTAAATCAATTTTTATTATATTGCCGTATAGTATAATTGGAATACGAGTATGCAGGTAGCATATAAACCAACTCGTTCTATTCCTATAAAAAAAAACATTCCAAATAAGTCAATCAATAAGTCTGTATATAGTTTGAGTGAAAAGTTGTTTGACCCTGAACCAAGTCCTCCAACTTCAGATTTTATGAAGCGTTTATACGAGCGACATGTATATTATAATATGCTTGAAAACTCGCCAAACCCCCCCAAGACATAGTTGATTAACACGTTGTCGTTAATTGACGAAGAATGCACAACCCGTTCTATAAATGTCAAGAAGGGTTGAGTAACTTGTATTTTTTTATTTTTGAGCAAATGTGTAAAATAGTCTTTAATAATATTTTTAATTGTCATTTCGTATGTTTCTTGTATAGTGAACAAATATTTGTGTGCAGGATTATATGTTTTTTGGTCATCTGGTTCTATTTTCGTCAAAAGAGTGGTTAGTTTATCCCACACAGTATTATCTATGGTAACAATCACTCTATTATTCGCCATATGATTGCATTGTATAAAATTGATCATGCTGCGTATATCTGACCCATATATTTGTTGAATATCTTGTATTTGTTTGTCTGTAATATCAATATTCTCAGATACTGTAATATGTTTTAGAAAACTGTATATATGATCCTTGGGTAAATTATTAAAGCGTATTTTTAAGAACTCTGTTTGTAATCCTTCATCTATTCTACTAATATAATTACAAATCAAGCAAAACCTTACAGTGGTGCTATATGTATCTATCAAATATCTAAGAGCATGTTGTGCATTTTTAGTCATATAATCTACTTCATCTAGAACAACAAATTTCATTCCAGTAGAAAACATGCATTTTGAGTTGACAAATTGTAGAATATGATTTCTGATAATATCTATACCACGTTCATCAGATGCATTTAATTGAATAACAAGATCCTTATTAACGGATCCTATTTTTTTCTGATAATTGTAAATTAAATTATTGATTGTTGTTGTTTTTCCAGTTCCAGGCGGACCATATAGTAGAAGGTGTGGAAAATATTCAGTTTCAATAATATTATTACATATTGTTTTATTTACTTTGTTGAGAACAATTGCATCAAATGAATTAGGTCTATATTTCTCAACCCATGGTATGGAAATATTAGATTGTGCTGACATTTAGTGCAAGAACAACGTATTAATATAGATATCATTGTAGAGTGTATCTATATTAATTGGTCATATGAGTGTTCAAACGGGTGGAGTGATTGTATTTGTGGAAAATATGCCAAAGTTTTCAGTGGATTGATTTTTATTAATGGTCGATTTTAGTTTTCGTTTTACTTGATAGTTTGATGCAGTTGGAATAATCTTATTATTAATAATAAACTCATCATTATCTTCATGAAGTTCAGGTAATATACGCGTGATAGGTTTATCTACTACAAGAAACAGTCTGTCACTTCGTATCATTGATCTGTATTCTTGTATTGTTAGATTACCAAAAAACTTATCAAGTAGGTAATGTGGGTCGGGTGCAGGTTTAATATTTTTAGAATACCCATACACGCTATTATAGATTGTGTTTAGTAGGCTGTAACGTTCAAACTTACTCGAACTATCTATATTTTCATTCATTAAATGTGCTGCAGCACATTCAGGTGAGCAAAAACATCCATATACGTGATAACTATTTTTTAGAAACATTTTGGGTATGTATGCTGGTGGATTGTCAAAATCGTATGTGCACCAAAAGCATGATGCATTTGAGTCAGGAACACTGTTCATATGAAGAAGATGTTCGAGGGATTTGAGTTTTTTCCATACCTCTTTATTTGGCGCAATACTTGTTGTATTTATCCCATCATTAGTAATACCATTTAAATCGGGGATTACTGTTGTGGATATTTCATCAAATAAACTGTTTTCGTTTGGTATTACCGCTGTTTGGTTATTTATCATATGATATGTAGGAATGTCGCTACTATATGAGTTGATATTTACTTGTGAAAAGTCTGATTCTCGATGACCATTGCATTTTAAATCACTCGTTGAACATTTTAGATGCAATATAATATTCGGTTTATATATTTCCTTTTTTGTCTCTGATATACCACCTTCAATAATTTTTCCACCCTTTGGTTTTCTTCCCCTTTTTTTTGGAATATTGGGGGAAACGCATGATGTATCTTGAACAACAGATGTATTAGGGTCAGACATGCTTAATTCGACTTCGACAGGTTTAATCTTGGTATTTTTTGAAGTTGCTCTCTTTTTTTTTGCTCCGTCCATCTAGTATTTGGTATAAATGCAGGGCATGGTCTAAGTTGTTTGCATTATTAGAATTACTTATTCAATGATTGTTTTGTCATGAAGACATTTTCTACAGAGGGGTATGTAGTTATCGCTACCAATTACCATTTGTTGTTTATCGTTATTGATTCTATGTGAAAATATAGCAGGTGTTCCGTTCTTACACTCGGCACACAGTGCGCTTAATTTGTGTACTTTGTCGCATATTGGGATAAGTTCGAGTATTTCGCCAAACCGTTCTTGTTTGAAGTCTCCGTCAAGACCGCATACATAGACAATTTTACAGTTGTCTAAAAGGTATTTAACAAACGGAACAAGAGACCCAAAGAACTGTCCTTCATTAATAAGGACTACATCAACCGAAACAATGCCATCTAATATACTACTATTCTCAGATGACATGATTCCATCAAATGTCGAAAGTTGTATGCATGGTATCATATTTTTATCATGAGTAGACATCATAGTTTCGTGGTACCTTGTATCATGTGCATGATTGATAACAATGACACTTGTTTTACAATATGTGAACTTTTTGTATGTCTCTAGTAACCATGACGTTTTTCCTGAAAACATGCACCCGATTCCTAACTCCAAGTATCCATTTGGGAACAGTGTCTTGTCCATAGTGTATGATATGTATAACACTATTTAAGTAGATATTAAATCCATCAATTCTTTTTCTGTAATATGTTTTTGGAACTCTAATATGTAACACACGTCAAATATATACGACTCTTCTCCACCTCCTTCAATATCTAAATCTAATATGTATTTGACACAAAACTCGGGCGTAAGCGTTTGTGTTGCCAAAAGTATTTTTTCATCAAGATGATTTTCCACAATATTCTGTTCTAGAATATCAATAGAATACTTATATCTATTATTGAGTAAATCAGTATTTGTTACTTTCATTGTTGTATACTACTATTTAGCCCTTTAGGTCAATACCGTCGTTTGGTCGTCTCTCTCTCTCTCTTCTCATGCATTGTCTTCTAATTCCTTCTTTAGTTTATCGTATTGTCCGTCGTTAAAATCCTTTGTTGCAGCATCTAATTTAATACGCATTTGTTTGTATATTTCCTGTTGTATTGATTCTATTTTATACGGTTTTGTAACAACAACTCCCATATAGTCTTTGATTATATCAATATGGTTATAATCATATTCAATAAGTTTGTCCATGATTTGACTAATTGTGTAATCGGTCTGTCTATGTACAATGTCACACAGTTTGCGTATTTCATCATCTGTAATTTCTTGAATACGTGTAGAAATCATACTATATTATATTTAGTACATGAGTAAATAATATATCAGGTATGACGCGTCTACTGCAGAATACATATTATTTATTATTTATCAAAACAACCTAAACAACTTATACTATGTAATACATTGATATGTCAACAACAACCATGCTATCAACCAATAAAACTTTGAAAATAGACATGGATTTAATTTTGAGCGAAGTAAACAAAGTAGTTAGTCTTCATATTCACAATGCGGTAATGGAGTTCAATGTATCGAGGATTCAAGAAGATATCTCGAAATGTAATGATAAAATACATCAGTTACAAGAGGATTTAATATGTCTTACAAAAGAAGAAAAAATAGCGAGATCACGTATTCAAGAGACAACGTATCGAATTAATGTTTCTCTTCTTGAACAGGAGTTAATATCTTATCGCGAGAAGTTAAATGATATGCAAGAAGAATTAGTTCAACTACAAGGGGATAATTCTGATGAGAAATCTATATATGATACTACAGAGTCTAAAGATTCTAAAAATAATATTGTATTAAGAATTAATGAGTTATCACATGAGGTATTAGATAATAAAGATGTAAAAATATTGAATATTCCAGACGTAAGTATTGTTTCAGGCAATAATATGTCTAAAACAACGAATGATAATCATATTATAGGCGATGACAGTATATCTGAACTCATAGTAGAGGAGGAGGAGGAGGAGGAAGATGTTGATGAGGACGAAGAAGGTGTGTTTGAAATAGAAGTGAATGGTGTGTCATATTTTACAACAGATGAAAAAAATGGGTCATTGTATAGTATTGACGTAAATGGTGATCCTGATGTATATGTAGGCACGTTACAAAATGGTAAGGCTGTTCTTACATCATCGGAATAATAATTATTTGTAGTGAAATGTCACATATTTGAAAAATGTAAAACAATCAATAACAAATATAGAAGTTAATAAATGTATTAGATATAAAACCTATATTATATCTAATACGATAAATGGGAGGACTTGTTCATTTCAGTATTTTTGTAGCGGGTATGTATGGTATAGCAAGGTATAAGAATGTATTACAGGGTTATATGACGTCATTGTGTATAAATACGATCTATTGGTATTCGTATGCTGAAATTTATTTAAAAAAAATAATATCTGATTATATTCCGATACTTGATAATAAAGATAAACATAGATGCAGGTTATACCACATAAAAGATGGAAAAACTGTAACAATGTTCGATGAACCTATACATGACCAACCTATACCCTTTTCGGAACATATGGATGCATTGATTTATACAACTCCAACCCTAGACGTAGTCGTATTAGATAACACTGTAAAAATATTTGATCTGGATAAGATAAAAAGCAGTATAGAGTTCATCAATGTCACTGTAAAGTTTGAAGATGACCCGAAACACTATGATATATCATTGCGAACTGAAACTAGTAATTTTTATGTGATAGGAAATCATATTAATAAGTATATCATATGGATGATGATACTAAATCAACACAATGTTTATCGATATGGTTATAATTATACTATTCAAATCATAGATCATAATGTAAGTATTTCGAATGCATATAACCAAGATATGAATATTGTTATTCAAAAGGAGGGTTTTTATGTGAAACAAACAGAATGTGAAATAACCGATTTAGTATGTGAAACCACAAAGAGTATAGATAAATAATAGATATATATAATTATGGAGGGCGACTTAGCACCTTGTAAAACAAATGATGATGTATCTGAACATCATCAATTACAAAATAAATGGACTTTATGGGCACATCTTCCACATGATACTGATTGGACTACAAAAAGTTATCGAAATGTGCATACAATGACCACAGTAGAAGAGACAATTGCTCTTATGGAATCTTTACCTGAAGTATTGGTTGTCAACTGTATGCTATTCATTATGAAAGAGGGGATTGTTCCTGTATGGGAAGACACAAACAATCGTAATGGAGGTTGTTTTTCCTATAAGATTCCTAATAAATCAGTATATTCAATCTGGAAACAACTCACCTTCATGTTGGCTGGAAATACGTTAAGTTCCAACTCTCCCTTTGTGGATTCAATCAACGGGATTACTATATCACCCAAAAAATCATTTTGTATTATAAAAATCTGGATGTCTAATTGTAATTTTAAAAATCCAGATTTGGTGACGAAAGAAATAAATGGTCTTGCAACCATGGGGTGCATATTTAAGAAACATGTTCCTGAATACTAACTATGGTGTCCCATAGTGTTAACTATACAATATGTAATTGTAATCATATTGTATAGAGATTTTGTCATGACCGTTGTAATTACTTAAACTGTGGTCGTTGTGTATTGTTGGGAACAAACTTTTGTGGTACTACTGTGGGTGCAGTTGTAAATATATCATATGTTGGAAGACATTTCAAATCTGCGTCAAGAACCTTGACATCTTTGGTTAAGTCTGATGAACCAATACCAAAAAGAAAGTTTTCTATTTCGATTGGATTATTTGACATATGTGTTCGAGGTATGTTTGCACCACCCAATCCATTTCCTGGACACGCTGTAGTTGTTGATTGTGCATAATCTCCTGCAAGTAAATATTCTTGTGTATGGATACTCTTATTGAGTTCGATTGCATAATTATTTCGAGTATTCTTGTTTCTTGTAGAAGCCATTGATATATATATACAGTGCGAAGACATTTTATTTTTAGAGTAATTATTTATATATATTCATGAATTGCATCGCAAAGCGTATCTAAATACATAGGTTTAATTTCTCCAGATACTAGTAGGTCACAAATACACCTATGTGTAAAAAATAGTAAATCATATGAAAATAAAAGGGGTAATACATTGCGTCGATTGGCAACTTCATCTAAACTGTTGCTAGATGTTCCTCCTTCACACATCATCATAGGTAATGCAGTTGGTTTGGTTGTCAATAAATCTAGGCACTTGGATAAAGAAGATGCATTTATCATATCAAACATTTCCATACATTTGTTCGTAACTTCATCTGTCTCTGAACTATCAAATATGTGTTCTAATTCTTTTGTGTATAAAATATTAAGGAGTTCATAATCGTTTTTAAACTCAGAAATGGCATCATTTGAAATAACAATGTTTAGTTTTTCATGTAAGAAGTCTGTATATTTGGTATCATAAAAAATGTAGGTTATCCCAGCATTTTTTATATATTCAAAACGTAATGGCTTATCAGAAGACGTCTCTGTGGTTGAACATGTAATCATTATATTCAAGTTCTATGTGAATATAATGTTATTCCTAAAAGTATCTATATTGATATATTGGTGTTGTATCATATCAAGTGATTACATTGTATCTCGGGTCATCTCGCGTGAAGCCATGCCACCACGAATCCATCCACTAGATGCAGACTCTTCAACAATAAATGCGGGGTTATTGATACGGTTGCTGATGCTATCGATTAATGGGGTATTTGTATGGTTGAGGTATGTTCTTTCTGATAATTGAGTTACAGATTTACGGTTTGTCTCTAGTTCCCCTTGTTGGAGACGAGATTCAGCAACAGAATCTGAAGACCCACGACCTAGAAAAGGAACAGTCAAATATGGTCGCTGGAATAGATCGATCTTAGCCTTGGGATGAGTCTGGAGACTACCTAAAAGTAGTTCGGAACTTTGTGATACATTACACCCTCCTGCGCCTAAATGACCTCCCTTGTAATTTACTGCTGGTTGATTTGTTGCAAACTGAATTGGCTTTTCCATACCACAGTCCTTAAGGAAATAATTTTGCAGTGTGTAGTTACATGTTTGCACGTTCTGGATTGACCTTTGGTCTGTGCTACATAGGTCGTTTCCGATGCGTGATGCATTTGCGAATGGTGTTGATGTATCCATTTATATACATTTGCAGAATATTATTTTTTACAACCAATGCAAAAAATAAATGATATGTTAGAACAATGTCTTAGATATTTACCCAATACGGGTATGGTCAGTTGATGAACACATAAGCACGTCACCATCTTTGCACGATGTCATGTTTCCATAACAAAACTGTGCAAATGCACCTTGATCATTGGATACTCTAGTGTTAGGGGTCGAATGAAATTGATGCATAGACATGTCAAGGTTAAACTTTTCGCCTAAAGACCCAAATAATTTCTCCTCAATACCAGGAAAGTCCTTATTAGTCTGTTTTACCATATCCATTGCATTGTTATTGATTTCTGCATAGACCTTATCTTGGTAGGCTGGAGGAGCAGACTTTTTATTTGGATTGTCTTGGATATCTGTTAATAATACATTAGACAATGGATTGCTGGAAGTAGGCTGAGAAAACTGAGAACCAAGAGCTGTAGATAACTCGCTGGCATTTGCAATGTGTGTTTTTTCACTTAAATGTCCTCTAAACCCTTCTACCTTTTCGGTTTGTCCATTTTTACTTTTCGATGCAAGCGGGTTGAATAGTTGATGACCTGTTTTGACATAATAAATATGAATCATCACTATAAGGATTAAAGTGACTACACCTATCATAACTGGACGAATAGAGCCTGACAATCCATATGTTAAAACAGTAAGCACAATTGTCAGGCGAGTAATTGCATTAAGTTTTTCAATGTATGTCATTGATCGAGTAGGCCATAGTTGTTTAATACTTGCAGAACTTATCAGAACTCCTGGTTTTGTTGTCCAAAATACCGTCATATGCCTCTTGTGATTGGATACTTATATAATGCATTTTTTTTATTTTTTGGATTTACTCTTTTTCTTCTTTGAGTTTGTCCCAGTAGTTTGACTATGAGATAGAGGCACTCCGCTATCATTAAATAAATCAATTAGTTCTTCATTTGTGAGAGGAGGAGTATCTACCACCGCCTGTTCGCGTGCGGCAGTGGCTGCTTGTAGTTGTTGTAGAGCTAGCATCTCCTTCAACTTTTTCTTTTCAATGCGCTGTTTCATTTGAGTAATTTGGTTAGTGCGTTTTTCTTGGCGGTCCATTGCATTTGTATCAAGTTTCTGTCCAGGTTTTAACCCTCCCATTAAACCACCCATCATTCCTGCAATGTCTGCCATACCACCACCCCCTTCGCCTCCACCACCACCCATCATACTACTTACCATGTTCGCCATGCCAGCCATATCAGGTTGACCACTACCTCCACCACCGTTCATATTGCTCATCATCTCTTGGATATTTCCCATTCCAGGAATATCCTTCATGTTTTGTAGAATACCTGTAGCCTCTTGCATAAGGTCTTGTTGTTGGAACTCACCCGACTTCATCTTGCTGTCTAGTTTGTTGGTAACATTAGATACAAGATTCATAAACTTTCCTGGGTCGTTGAACATCTTCTTAAATACATCAGATACATTTTCACTTCCGTCAAACTCACCCATATCTAAACCCTGTGCAGTCTCCTCTGCAATTTCCTGAGCAAGTTCTCCTAGTTTTCCACCCATTAATCCATCAATCTGAGCCTGCATGCCTTCGGCTGTAGTACTCGCATCTGGTGTCGGACTATCTCCAGACACACTAGTGTCTGCTGGGTCATCACTGTCAGACTTATTGTTGGCAGAATCAAATACAGATTGAATATTCTCAATAGTCTCTTGTAGTTTGTTTTTAATGTTATCTTCAGACATTGTTTCAAAAATAGTTTTCATATCTTCACTCATTGTGTCAGTTTTTATTGTTCCTAAAACAGACAGTAAAATCATTTGTAAGTATTTCCAAATGGTTGTTCTATGCGCATCACTAACATCTTGACAATTCCATAAAAACTTAAAACTGATTCCTGGTAAAAAATCAACATTTACGGTGGATTCATCGGAAAATATACTAGCATTTTGATAAATAATATCAGTGAAGCGAGGTGGATACACGTTCATGCAGTGCGAAAACAAACTAGTCACTTGTGGGGTTGTAAATGAATCAAACCCCCACCATTTATTAATAATCATCCTATATTCGGGGAATGTTGCAGCAATGTCAGATATGAATGCTCTAGCAAGTTTTGAGAAATCGTTTGGTATTTCTGGCATTACTGTCTCTTTGGCATCTTCGGTGTCGCTACATGAATCTATTTCCTCAACACGTGAATCAGTAATAGGAGTGTCATCTAGACCAGGGTACTCAGTTTGAATTACTTCTTCCAACATGTCGTCAAGGCTTGTCGTTGTAGAATGAGCCATAATCACAGATTTAATGTAAAGACTGTGATTATTCTTATATTCTTTGCAGGATATTATATTCTCATTACTTCTAGTTGATGATATATTTTCGCAACATATCATCAATATAATATTATTCTCTATCATCGGGTCTACTCCGCAAAATACAGAACACATAACTTTTTCAAGTTTTGTATGTACTTCATTGTCTTCATTTGGTTCTCAGGTGACATTAGACGGACAGGTTCACGCATGCGATTGATTGCATTAACCACTTGTGCAGAATTATCCATCTTACTAGTATCATCTCCATAGTCTTTCTCCGTGAAAAAATCTATTTCTCCGTTGTCTATTTGCGTCGCATACTTTAATGAAACGTATTTATTCCATATCCCAATGATCAGTCTAGGATTTGCCTTTCGCAAGAGGGTCATTGATTTACTTGCAGTAACAACATCTACATTGTCTGGAAATACATTAACAATATCTTGTATAAACTCTTCGAAATGGTCGTTAAATGCCTTCTGTAATGTTTGCTTTATAGGGTTCATTAGTATATATTTATAATGCAACTTATCTATATTCTTTGTGGTATCTAAACTATCTTCTTTGTTGTTGGGTCATTTGTGAAAAATCATTTTCACGCGATTTCATAAGTTGTTCCATCGTATTGGAACGTTGACCACCTCCTGCACCACCTTCATAATTAAAGTCATCTGTAGGAGTTTGCATTTGACCTGAAACATCACTAAGACCTGTATAATTATACATTTGTCGAGTTCCACCATTTCCTTTCGTACTCAAGTCATCTGCACCCATATCTAAAAAACTAAAACTATCTGACATTACTCCAAGCCCTGAGGTCTCACCAGAAAACGCAAACGAGGTAGGTTCCATATTACTATTTGTGCTTTCTCTTACAGTATCTTCTACTCGAGGTCGAAAATGACTATAAATATCATCACCCTGTATAACACGATACTTATCATTCAATAAAAGAACGGATGGAACACTTTGAATGTTCTCGGGCATGATAATCTGTTCACCATTGTCCATTATAATATATGTACGCCCTGTTTTGGTATCTTGTGTGCGTTTATCGATACAAATAAAGTGAATAGCCCCTTGTAGATTATTGCTAGTCAGATAACCTAATAGTTTTTTAGAATGCTCACAATACTTACTGTAGTATAATATACTATTCATTGTACATTGAGGTGATAATATATCTAAATCGTTTGTTCATTTAGTTCCAATACCAATACTATAGTTGTTTAGTATGCGTTCTATTTTGATATTGGTACAATATATAACAGAATTGAAACACCATCTAGATATTTATTACTACCTATATATATATATTATAAGCCATCATGAAGGTTGCAAACGTCGTAGAAACTGATTACACCATATCATTCACTCTTAGTGGGACAGATAAGAGCATTGCAAACGCAGTTCGGCGTATTATTATGTCTGAGATTCGTTGTGTAGCAATGCGCAGTTCTCCTTCTGAACAATGTGATATAACTATTACTACAAATACATGTAGGTTTAACAATGAAATTATCAAGCAGCGGTTGTCTTGTATTCCGGTTCATATTACGGACATGGATACACCTATTGATCAATTAAGCCTTGAACTAGATGTATGTAACAATAGTGATGAGTTTATGTATGTCACTACTGAACATATTAAGATTTTAAATACTACTACAAACAAATATTTGAGTGACGAAGATGTTCATAACATATTCCCTGCAAATCCACAAACAGGTCATTATATTATCATTACCCGGTTACGTCCCAGATTATCTCAGGATGTAAGTGGTGAACATCTTGCATTCACATCAAATCTATCCTTTGTAGATGTAGAAGAAAACAGTATGTTCAATGTGGTTTCGACATGCAGTTACGGGAACACTCCTGATAACACTAAAATCATTCATCAACGCAAGATCAAAGAACAAGAACTTAAGGATGCAGGAGTATTAGGAGATAATATTGCATTTGAACTTACAAACTGGGGGTTACATGACGCTCAACGAATATTCATACCAGATAGTTTTGACTTTACCATAAAAACAATTGGGGTGTTCACATGTAAAGAACTACTTTACCTCGCATGTGACAAAATGATTGAAAAACTTACTACAATGCATACATTATTCAAGTCAGGTTCACCTGATATTGCCGAAACTGAAAGCACCATTAAAAATGGGTTTGATATTAAACTTCATAATGAAGATTATACGCTTGGTATGCTGATCCAACATTTGGCATACTCTCAATACTACGAAGGTGCCAAAACAATGACCTATTGTGCAGCAAAAAAACTACATCCACATGATGCATATATTATGGTTAAGTTAGGTTACCTCGAAGAAACATCCCGTGGAAAAGTAACGGAAAATATGATTAGTATTATAGAGTCTGGAATAGAAATATATACTCAGATGAAAGAAATGTTCTAATCTAATATCATGCAAATATTGTTCATATAATATATATTCATATATATATATTATATTTTTTTCGACCTAAGGTAATATATTACTTGGCTACAAACATGGTATTGAACAACAATGGTATGTCCAATCCGCTCACATAATTGACAACGTCGTGATGCCGAATGTGTCCATTAACTGGCTTATAATACTCTTTGTAGATCCCATGCAACTTATACATATGTGTTCGAAAATTAGATGGATACTCTGCAAGAGGTTTATTTTTAGCAATAAAGCATTCTCGATATAACATGTACATGCAATGGATATAATCGCTTAGTAGATGACTATATTCAGAAAACATTTTGTAGTTTTCTGGGTAATAGTGCAAGTATTCTTGAACTCGACCTTCTCTCTCTAGAGTAAGGAAAAGGAGTCGTAAATCAGCAAAGTTTCCTCGCAACTCTTTTACAAAGTTGTACTCTTCGGGAACGATCTTCGTGCGTAGGTTCGTGAGTGGACAGTGTATCATATACCCCTTTGTTAGTGTCCCATCTGGCGAATGTCCTTCGACCATTTTTTCAAGTTCTTGATAGTTGTTCATAAAGAAATTAGTAGGATACTTCACTTTAGAATTAATAAATGCACTCATTTCGCGACATGCTTTACGGGACGCTACATTCACTTCATATTTTGTAGGTTGATTAACCTGAATAGTATCCAAAATAGAATTAGTCAAACGAAACGCATCAGTAAGATATAATTCAGGATCTTTCACGTAAGATACAATCCTGTTTTCAGGATGACGCATTACAAAACTATAACAATACGCCGTATCTAACAATTCAACATTGATTTCTGCCTCTAGAAATGTCTCTTTGAATAATTCTCCAAAATCTCGCTGCACATTATTATTAGAATAACGATAAAAATGATTGCTTGCACCAATATTCTTTCGAGTAGAAATATTCCAACCACCACCAAGAATACTATTATCCTGATTTTCGGTAACAGTCATTCTATCGTAAAATACATTTATCATGGTTCCGTCTATAAACTCGTCAATAATAAGATGAGATAAGTCTGGATACTTAATCTTGAACTTTTCGTACGCCATAGACTTAGGAGGAGCAAAAGATAGAATTTTATTAGCATCATTAAAGATCACAGACCGAAACAACCCTAGTGTAACAAGAGTTTCATCAGAAACACTATTTTTCTTATACGTAATTGTTTTATACTGAGAGTTGCCAATAGAACTAGTTATAGTGTTTAATATCTTCTTTGCAGGAACACATGGCTCATTCTCATTTAGCAAATCTACACAATCTAAACATTTTAACACATTATGTACCAAATATGTTTGTCCAATTGTTGTATTATCGTTCATACTCATGTATAATACCTTTGACATTTCTCTCTATATCATCTATATCTATTACCATTTCCAGAGAAGTATCGCAGTATGCTATGCATTGCATGTTATCAGGTGTTTGACAATGAGTATATTGGTAAGATATTAAATCTTTAGTAATTATAGGAATGGCAAACAAAGTATCTGGATCTACTATACCCAAACAGGGATCCCCACAATTAAAGCTATCGGACGTAATCCGTATTGTTGCTCCGGAAAACCAACTATTCAACCATCAACTATTCTTCATCGACTACATAGATGAAGAGAGAATAAACTTAGTGAACCTAGACACTATGGATACTCTCAAACTAAGAATACATGAGGGAGGTATTCTAGGCGATGGCACTATTGAAGAAATTATCATAGTGTCTCGTTCCGAATTAGAGGGATATGCACGACAACATGGACTTGTCGTTGGAAAATGGATAAACGTATATTTTGATGGACCTACTCCTTCGGTTATCACTGGAGAGATTACTAACCTTGAATCAGATATGATTGAAGTGCGAGTATTCAATGATCCAGATGATATCGAAAATGACTATCTATATTTTAATTTTGACTATAAGGGTCTTCCACAAAATGTTCACATAAATCGCATTGAATTACGACCTGCTCCAGACGTTTCAACCTCGATAGAAGAAGAACAAGTGAACGAACCCCTTTTAGAGAAAGAGACCGAAGAGACTAATGATATAAACGATGACGAGGTGTCATCAGGCGACAGTGACTTGGAAGAGGGTGAAATTCGAGAAGACCGTAACAAACCGAACACAGTTGATGAACGCACACTGGCGTTACGTGACTATGGTATGACATCAGACGACAGTGACTTGGAAGAGGGTGAAATTCGAGAAACCCGTGATAAACCTATTGAACTACTAGATGAATATATCGTTACATCTAGGCAGCGCAATATAGGTGCATCTCTTGATATGGTGGAAACAATGGAAACAGTAGATAAATCAAAGGAACGATACACCTTAAATGCACAGACCGATGATTTGCTAGATGACCTTATGATGAAACAGGAATCAAGTAATAGAGGTTTTAGAAATACGAATAATATTGCTATAGAGATCGAAAGATTTATTCAATTACGTGAAACGTTCTCTCTGATGGACAGTTTCTTTAATGTAACTGGTGTGAAAGTAAACACTGATGACTGGAAGCCACTAGTTGAAGACATTGTACGAATGCGTCATAATCTTCTATGGGTAGTCCCAGTCACTAAGATTTCACGAAATATATATGACGAGCCTATTCCAATTGATGAGGATATAGTAGACATTCAAAGTCGTGAGTTGATAGATGACATTGACAATGGATTAAAAACAATCGAGCAAGCATACATGACTGGTTCAAATAGCGATATTGTTAATAAATACCGTCAGTACATATCAGGAATTAATACAGCATTTTCTTCTTTTGGAACACCAGACATCGAAGACAAAGATATTATTAGCACGATTGAAACACCAATCGACCAATATACTGTGATAAACAACCTGACAAACTTCCGGTCATCATGTATTTCAGGAATAACAACCTCTGGTATCACTACATCGCGTATGACAAAACAGCAATATCTTGCACCTACTAATTTACTTGTTACTCGAGACCCTAATATGAACCCAATAGAGAGAACACATAGAGTTCCAGTTTCTATGGGTGATAGCATGGCGATTCGGTCTATTATGACATTACCACGTTCAATCACTCGATTTTCACGTGTAAATCGTTCAGGGACATCAATTGACAAAAAATCCCATACCAGCACATTATATCCATTGTATTTTAAAACATTAGGACGAAAAACCAAGATAAACAATGTGATTATAGATAGTATTGACACATCGAGTAAATATAGCCCTGTAACAAGTAACAACTTTACCAATTATCATATGGGAACAGACCTAGCAGGGATAAGTTTTGAAAAATATGTTCAGTCAATTATTCCCACAACAACACATTTAATTGATATTATATCACCTACTTCAAAAAACATGTTAAACTTTCACAACTTTGTTACACTTTTAGAACCGTTCAGTATTTATACGCACGATATTACTAAAACACAACTTGTGAATATTCGTAAAAATGTGAATAACAATATTATTCAGTTTGTAGCCGATAAAAAGACGAGGTGGAAACTATTTTCGCGCATCAATGGGATGAAACATTCAAATCAGTTTTCATCAAATGCTATCACTGAACTAACTTCAGTAAAATTCAGTAATTTGATTGCAACCTACTATAATCGGTCTGATCTCAACTACTCTAGTAGCGAACTTCTCTCTAAGATCATACATCTGGATCATGGTACTGCATTGACAGATATAATCTCCAGAGAAACTGCAGACATTCTTGTTCATGAGAAGGTGGATAATATGCTCAATATATTTAGAGAAGACACCACAGAAGAGGAAAACAAGAAAGAAGAGGAGAAGGACCCCAATAAGTGTAAAATGGTGATAATCACAAAGCAATACTTCTCCAATGAAGAGATGGAGAGAGACAATAACAATACTATTTATTTTGACCGAAAGTACGATGATACAAACTACATGCTACTGATAAAGAAGAAAGATCCGTTTGTCACTACTATTGAGAAGTTCGACGCAGAATATGCAAAAATGACACCAGAAAACTTCTTTATGTTTGTTCAAAACAAAGTACGGGGCACACAACCCAACATAGTATCTGATGCCGACGTAGAACATTTGACTGAAACGCTTATCAATGGGAAGAAGCGTGTACGCGACGGCGACTATGCATTATTACACGATAATGTTGAAGGAATGATTCAATACTTTAAGCGTATAAATGATACATGGAAACTCGACAAAGATATGAGCAATCAACTACCAACAGACAGTATGGCAATGAACTGTGGTCTAGAACCTGGATGTGTCTATAACGAACTTGCTACAAGCGCTGGTGATAAATGTGTTCCAGTAACCGAGGCTAAATCCATTATGCATGCAAATATATTGAAAGAGATTATCAATCGGTTTGATGAGAAGTTGGCTGCAAGTGCTGATGAACTGCATGCGTATTTGACGACCAGAATTATGCGAAGCGAACATCTTATCAATGTTCTAAAATCGCGACGCACACGCGAACTATGTAAATATGACAGACATCAGTTCGCAATCGGATCAGAGATGATTGCAAGCGGTGTCATGAATACAAAAGTTCGGTCACCTCACCTAGAACTCAGAGATAAAATATTAGCACAAAAGGATCTCAATGTGAAATATAGTGACATATTGCATTTTATCAACAAATACACTGAAGAGTGTGCTGATAGAGAGAAATGTGATATTGATATTGACTCATCACGTCGATGGCGCTATTGTAAAGAAACAAAAACTCAACTCTTGCCCGGATTTATGCATGAACTGGCAATTGCATGGCTGGAAGATGGTAATAACTATACACGCCCTTTATATCAGCATGCTCTGCAGCGTATTATTCGCGAAATTGGAGCAGAAAGTGACGATGGTGCTTACTGGGTAGATAAGTTCAGTGGAGAAACCATCGCCCGAAAAGATTTTGATACAGAAGAAGGCTTCGAAAATGGACATAAAATTGTTAGTAGAGGGGCATCAGAAGAAGAGTTTGATACGCAGTATTTACGTGAAATTCGACAGGCGCATGCAACCGTTGTCAAATACACAACACCTATGACACAAACTATATACCGAGTGGCATCTGCTATTGCAGGATTCATGAATATCACGTTGGTATCTCAAATGGAGTTTATTGTAAAGATTGCTTCTGCTACAGTAGCAATACCAGGAGTTCTACCAACAAGTGCTGCATACCAACAGTCAGTCGCTAAAGCAGCAGTCGACGGGAAAAAAATGCCTCCGTACGAGACAATCTATAACGAATCAATCATGTTTTCAACATTAGGTGCAACACTCATAGGAATCCAGACAGCAGTACCTTCAGTAACCACCAAAAAAACATATCCAGGATGCATTCGGTCGTTTAGTGGATATCCATTAGATGGCGATGGAGACACTAGTGGTCTATCATATCTTGCATGCGTATCACGCAAGGGTATGACAACAAGCGGAATATGGAGCGTTCTACGTCGCAAATCTCCTGAGAATATTATGAAAAAAATAAAATTATTTATTGAAAGTTATTATATGTCCAACTTGGACGTCACTGAAAAGATAAATGCCAAACGCGAGTATATTATGGAACATCCAAATACAGAAGTTCCTGACGAAAATCAGGTGGAAAAATGGAACACATTTATGCCACCTCTTTATACAGTTCACCTTCCACGCCTACAACCTGTTGTGAGTGGGTTTAAAGACCTCCTCATATCGGACATAAAAACTGCTAGTTCAGCACAATGGAGCAAACTCAATGTCATACAGGGCAAGATTGTGCAATACTCTCTAGCTTACCAAGTAGGAATACAACAGATTATTAACGAAGTCAAAGGACATCGTGATACAGTTGATGAACTCTTCATTGACGAGTTTGGTGTAGGAAGTCTAGGAAAAACACAATACGAGTATTTTTCAAACCTCAATGGAGAACTCCAACAATCAGAGGGGGTATTATCGGGTATGCAGAGTATTATATCAGATGTGAAACGTCTCTCTCGAGCTCTTACTATATTCTGCAATATTAACGATAAAAATGCACGTGCAACACTAGGTAAAGAATACAGTGAGGTAACAATCTATAAAGCCTTCATATCCATATGTCGGTTCAATCGTCAAGAGTTATTGGATGATGATTTGTCGGATATATGTGGTGGTAAACCAGATACCTTTTCCAATTCAGACGCGATCTCTGAGAAAATACGAAAACTCAAAGACGCAGGTAAAGTATATGATGGGGCGTTCTTAGATAAACTATTGCGACTAGTAGGAGCAAAAAATCAAGTATCTGTTCAATATGATAATGGACTAGTGACACAGGTTCAGCGTTTGCGCAACACGATCGTACAGTGTAGAGATGCTATGGCTGACGATGAACAACCCATTGCAGAGGTTATGCGCAGTCTAGATATCGTTCTTGATACATTTGACTATGATACCTATAGGTCGTCTCCTGAAGTACGAACGTTGCGCAATGTGTTGTCTAGACAAAATGATATCATGCGAAAAAATATATCATTGTTTATCAGCGACAATGTAGCTATGCCACCAGCACATGCTAAGACAATGAATGCGTTTTTGACCGGAATAACATCATGGGAAGAAGATGAATCAGAAAAAAATGACCACAGTAGCACATATTATAACCTATTTTCATTCATCAATACCTATATTCATAATATGATAAAGGTATTCCCGAATGCTATCCAGTCTAAAGTTGACCATAGCAAAACAATGGCATATTCAACTGCCAAACGTAACTCGATATCACGCAAGGCGGTAGACGCGATCAATACGATCGCGAAGGGCGAATACGATGAATTAGAAAAGATTTACGACAATCCAGATATCAAATACATTCTAACTGCAGTCACTAAAAAGTGCGATACAATACGTAGAATGGCTGAAAATACTCCATATTTTACCGAGATTCCTGTATCTGGTGATAAATCAACGGTTTCTATTGTATCGGTGTTAGACAAGACTACATGCAAGATGCTATTCGAACACTATTTACTGTCAACATTACATTCGTATGTCGAACTGTCGGGAGATGATACATTGTTGAACTTGGACGCTGAGACTAGTGAATATTCCATAGGAGATATACATCGCCAGCATGATAACGAACACCCAAGTGTCGACCCAAGTATTTATATGAGTGACATGAAAAAGATGAGAAGTGCAACAGCCAATCTGTTACACCAATACATACGGATTATGCATAATCATAAGAGTATTATAGAATCATCGTATTCAAAGGTCTCGAACATCAACTTTAGAATACGCGAAGGAGAGAAAGAACTCATTACGACTCGTCTGGAGAGGATGAAAGACCAGGCCGACCGCGATCTCGACAACATTAAGAAGGCGAACAAACAAGGCGTCTGGGGAAAAGGTATGCAAAAAAGTCTAAGATTTCATGTGAAAGATGACTATGACAATGAACGCGATTTTGCAGACAAAATGCAGGAAATCGAATCTCATATTCGTTCCACCAATCATTCGGTAACTGATGAGAACTTGTCTCAGTATCAGGACGATTATTTAGCCGATATGGACCGACAAGTGGATGAAGATGACGATGAGCGCAATCTGTCACGTATTCGTGGGGATGATGCAAACGGAGACCCATATGGAGAAGAAGGAGATGACGATGATGATTATTAATAAATACGCAAACGAATAAAAATTGTTAACAAGTCCGTTCTCGTGCTTTTTTATCGAAATAGAGTACAGTATATCTTTATAAACAATGAACCAACGAGAGATTATAAAAAACCCAACATACTTCGCACTTATTCTGTTTACAGGCTTCTTTTTGATTATTATATATGGGGCACCCCATCTACTATTCGAAGAAGACGGTAGCATCCGTCAGTTTGGACTGGGCTTTAGAAAGAAGACCATCATCCCGATATGGATGGTTTCCATCATCTTGGCCATTTTATGCTATCTATTTGTTCAGTTTTATTGCTTGAAACCCATTATGTAACACCATGGAAGATTCTTTTCAATATCCATTATATTGAGATACATACAATGAGTTGTCTATTCAATAGTATGAGTCACTTCCTCCCCATATCGAGTGCACAGATACGGTCCGACATATGCGGATACCTCGCAGCAAATCGTCCTCTCATCGACGGGATCGAAACGCGACAGATTCTGGAAATGGATGCGGGTCCCAACTATATCGATAAGATGCGCAGTCACAACACGTGGGGTGGGGCTATCGAGATTCAAGCGGCGTGTAACCTGTGGCGGTTGCGCATCGTGGTGCGCAACATATGCAGTCGTGACCGAACGCGTCCGAACATTGAGTTTTTGCCTGGGACATCATCATTCGACCGAACCATTGAGTTGGAATGGAGTGGTGGTCACTATGAACCCGTTCGCGTGCTATAATATTCTATCCTTTTTCATATTTTGTAAAACATATCACGAATACCGTATTATGTTTTACAAAATATTAACGAACCTTTAGTTTAACTTTTGTATGTAACTGATTCCTTTTTCTTGTTTTTCGCATCAATTGCATCTTGTTTTTTGTTGAAGTTGTCCATGCGAGTACGAATTGCTGCAACTGATGTACCACATGGTATTTCTGCTATATTCGACTTTACTACAGTTATGAGAAGAATCATTGTGTATACGTACCAACATGCTTCACCAATATTATCTTTCAATACTACATTTTCGAGAAGTTTCTTCTTAAGATCTTCATGTGCACTCGGGTCTTTTAACTCTGGTTTGATAAGAGGTGTAATATTTGTCCAAAATTCGACGAAGTTGCTTGGAGTAATCTGATTTACTAAAAGTGACGTGTTTCCAACAATCTTCACAATAGCAGCAGCTGCGTCTGCTAACTGTGTTTTTTCTACACCTTTATCCTCTGGGATGGAATCAACTGTAGTGTTTGTATCACTAGACCCAAGAAGAGATACCAATATATCATTTGATGAATTGGCTACAGCATAGTATCCTAACACATTAGAGAATGCACCCTTGAATCCAGGGAAAACAAGAAGAGAAATCATCACGCTTCCCATTATAGCAAACCATGGTAGAAACGTAGCACCGAAAACTTTTCCAAAGTTTGATATAAAGTTACCTTGACATTTAGACTGAAATCCTATTGTATTAGATAGAAGTTGGATCATTAGCACACATGCGAAAAGAATACCCGTACTGAAATAGGTTTTTTTTATAGATTCCTCATATTTTTCAGGGGTTTTGAGGATATCAAGCGTGACAACTGGTTTAATATACATAAAATAAAGGATATAGAATATCAATGTGAATGTTATCGCGAAGTTGCTATTGTCTGTCGTTTCTGTTTTTTCCGACATAGTAATATGTGTCTATTTTACCAGGATATAATAAAAGGAAGGTGTACTACCCATAATGGATTCATTTATAGATATACCAACCACGCCTAGATTAGTAGAACCAGGAACGCGATACTTCATAGGACAAACTCTACATAATTGCTCAATATTTAAGAAAAAATACTATAACGATGTATTGAATATATCTGTTGCATGTGTGGTCATATTTCTTTTTGCCAGTTTACTTTATTATAAATACAAGGGTAAACCATCTCCATCACAAAAAATGCTAAAGGATAGAGAAAAACAACATTACATTTTGTCGCGCATTCAAAACTATCAAGAGGCAAAAAAGAACCAATCTCATGCAAACATCACTGGTCTTCCTTCATGGGAGAACGAGTATGATGCAGTGTAAAAAAATAATAGTATACTACATATACCCAACTATAGATACAATGTCCTCGTCATCCTCGTCAATGTTATCTAGCAATACTACAAATACTGGAAATTACTCAGAAGAAACACTTTTTCAAAAGTACACCAATGCTCTAAACAGATATTATCAACTTAAATCTAGATATCAAAATGAAATATCTAGTAAAAAAAATGCAATAAGAAAGGCAACCAAGTCAAATCGAGAGAGACGAGATATGTTTCGCAAGTTCACGCCACCATGCGTCAGTTGTGGTAGAAAGGTTGGAAGCACATTTACAATTACTTCTGAAACAGAAGTAATAACACATATAGCCAAATGTGGGGATACGCAGAACCCATGTCAATTGGATATTAAACTAATTACTGGTGTCACCATTGATCTTCGTAAGGAACGAGCAGAACAATTAAACACATTGAACACATACGGAACAAATGTAATACGATTGACCAACGATGGCATGTTCGGATACATTACTAGCGATGCTGTGGTCGATACTCATGACGCATATGAAGAAGACCGTTTAGCACAGGAAAAAGTCCAGTTAAAGCGTGACAATCTTATAAACTTACGCCAAGATGTTAGTGAGATTGAAACCGCATACAATAATTCATCTCGATTGTATAATAAGGATAACCAGATACGCATTCATACAAAAACTGATCTTCTTAACGAACATATATCAATCATTAAATCCAATATGACTGAATATAAACGCACTGGAAATAAACAATTTCTTCGCGACAGTGTTCACCTCAATATACACGAGATGCGTGAAAACATCGACAGTCTAAATCGTGATAAATATGCACGCATGGCGGTAGAACGTCGTGATAAACCAACTACATATATATTATACCAAGAAACTGCCACAATAAACAGTTGGACGCTTCCAGACTACGAACCTCAAGTAGTACAGTTCTCTATTGGTAAAAAACTGTCAATCCCTGAAAAGAAGGTATATGAAGAAGAATTCGTTCCACCTTCTATTCCAGGGATTGGTTCTTCTATAGCAGTGCCAACAGAAATATCATCAGACGCAACAAAAGAGTCTGTTCAAGATAACGATGTCGAGCCTACAATTCCTATTGATCTCGAAGAAATGGTTCTTCCTGAACAGGTGGATTCCGATGCGGAATCAGAGGCAGAATCAGATGCGGAGTCAGAAGAAGATGAAGACGAACCATTACCACGTATCCATATCGGTGAGACGGTTGATACCTCATCCGACGACGGATTCGTCCCACCACCGCCTGCTATTAGCGACATAGAATTAAGCAGTTCTGATGACGGATTTGTTCCGCCACCTCCACCTATAGAAGAAATGGAAGACAGTAGTTCTGACGGATTTGTTCCACCACCTCCACCAATTGAAGATTTAGAAAACAGCAGTGAAGCATAAAAACTCTGAACGAGTATTATAATAATGTGGTATTGTATACAACCCTAATCATGAGTGGTAAAGGTTCAAAATCAAAAGTCCTACCACCAGTATCTCCGGTTTCCGTACACGAGACCCCTTCTGCAACAAGTTCTGCAACAAATTTTGCAACAACAAGTCCAAGGATACTGTCTGTTCCAGCAACTGCACACCCGAAAATGTCCCTTTCCCTTCTGACACCTGAACAAACTCAAGAATCAGACATGAAAAAAATGAAAGAAGATAACATACATAAGAGTTATCAGAAGGAGTGGATGGGTGCCAGTTTGAGTCATCGCGAACAATTGCGCGAAAGAAGTGAAAACCTATACAAACGTGAAAAGGAAGACAAATTACAAAGACAAATGGCGCCAACAGTTGAAGATGACATAATGAACCACGAAGGACCTCATATAGACGACGATCCAGAGTTTCGACGAGTTATGAATTTTAATAAAAAAAACAACTATTATGATTATAATGTAATGGAAGCTGTAATGAAGAGTAACCTTTCTGACCGTGACAAACAGTATTTGATACAGAATAAACTGAAACCATCCGCAGTAGAAACAGTAGTAAATTTTAACCCAACAACTGCGTTTAAAGAACTGGAAGCTGAGAACAAACAACGAATGAAAGATGCTGGTCTTACACAAAAAGATATTGATGAAGGCGAATGGCATGGTGGACGAAGATCCAACAAGGGAAAATCCAAGAAGTCTAGAAAATCCAAGAAGTCTAGAAAATCCAAGAAGTCTAGGAAATCCAAGAAGTCTAGGAAATCCAAGAAGAGTTACCATTCTAGACGTCGATAATCGTGCATAATATTATATTCTCTTATACTATATTATAATGCCTGAATCAATAACACCCTTATATATTAGTATAGTTATGAATCGAATGAATCGTCGCAATCGTACTGATGCAGAACCTGACCAGATAACCAGTTTTGTAAGGAATCAGTTAGAAGAAGAAGGTAGAACCAATGAACAGGTTGCACAGGGAGTTACAATAGCACATAATATAATAAACCCTACAAGTTTAGAGGATGCTCGTGCTTCTGAACGGTTGGCTATACAGGCTAGACAACAAGCATTCATAGATCAAAGAAGACAAAGAACAAGTGAGATAATTACATCTGGTGGACGCTCTCAAAAAATACGAAACACAAAACGTTCATTACGTAAAAAAGGTAAAAATCTCAAGAAGTCTCTCAAACCTGCAAAGAGACATACCAAGAAAAGTTCCAAGAGAATAGATAAATGCGTTATCAGCAAGACCAAAAAGTATCGAACCCGTAGTTCACCCCCTTATCCCGCTAACCAATGTCCAGACGCGAAGAAGATGGGTAACGACGGCAGATATTATAAATCCGTTGCCGACGTGAATCGCGTATATAAATGGGCACGCGTCGCCAAGTAAACTGTAATTTGAAGTTCATAAATATCCATGAAATTTATGAACGAACTGGTAAATATATATACCTACCGATGGGTTAAGCCATGTACGACACCCCACAGTTTCCAGATACAAAATGTAGGATGTTGTACTTTTCTTCGAACACGGTGAGGTCGTAGTTGTAGTCGTATATGCGCCACGACGGCTTATTAATCGCTACAAGTGCACCCGTGTCGGGGTCGCAGATCGCTAGTGTCTGTGCGTTGGGGTCCAATGGTGGAACAATGGTGGCGATTTCCAGTTCGATGCTTTCAAATGATGACAAGTTCGCTGCTCCACTAGGTTGACCAAGATGTGGACTATCGTTCAATGAAAAATTATAGCAGTAAAGACCGTCTTCTGCATTTCCTAGGTTGCGTCCATATTTTTCAGCATAATCGAAGACAGCCGCTACCTGACTATTTTCTCGGTAATTGCCGTCAAACAATATCGCCATGGATTCCAAAATATCCCGCGCGTTTGCGATCTTGTAGTCCCCCGTCAAATACCAACCCGTCTGCATACCATTTGCGTTGACTCCGGGACCAATATGTAGTTCTTCAATAGTTCCATTGGGATGCACACGGATAATCGGGTGCGTAATAGGCGTATATGCAGCAATCGTCGTAGTTGGTGCAGGTGCAATATCATACGGAATATAATTATACGGCCAATTGGTACGGTTTGACCATTCATTTCGCATATGAATATCGTTGCGCTTGAACGCAAACATAAATCCTGTTGCCAGACCATGTGTATCTAATTCAATCTTTTTTGTGCCAGCAATGTTCTTAATGGTATGTTCTCGTACTTGTTTGATTAGATATTTTTGCTCTTTTGCTGCAAATAAGCGCTGTTCGTCCTTTGATAAGAACCCATATGTACATATGAGATGGACGTCTGCATTCCATGCTGTACGGCGGTCGTCATACGATTCTGTCGATATCGCAACGTCAGGAGGCGTCTGCAAGAATCGATAGAACTGCATATAATCTACATTAAAATTAGGGGCAATGTATGGGTAATTATTTTCGCTATCAAGAACGTCACGGATCTTAAATAGTTGTTGAATAGGGCGAAATGTAACATGGATATGCATTTCATTATACTGTAGACTTACCAATGGAACAGCACTTTGTGGTTTCATAGAAAACCATGCATTAATGGGAATAAGTAGTTGTTTACCACGAATAGAAGGCTCCGCACCGTTTGGCGATTCGGTGAAGAATGCATTAGGATACACATTAACACGAGATCCTGAATTGGCTGGATCATTATTTTCAGGAATATGTCCAATCATACGGTAGAATAATTCGCGCTTATCAACAGGAAGGTCTCGCTGTACCATGGAAAGCATATATTCTCCACTGTACTCTTGTATTGTAAAGTTGCCACATGTAATAGAAATATTTGATATCATCATAGCACCTAAGTAGTCAATCCATTTAAACTCGTATGGAACCCATGCACCAGTATTCATAGCAGGGTCTAATTCATTTGTTTTAGGTGGCATAATGGGTGACCATATATGGGGTAGATTTATTGATACAAATGCGTCCATAAGAAGGTCTGCATAACGTGGAATCTTAAAGGACATTTTTGTTTCTTCTGCCATGCGAAGAGAACGAGCACCTTCGAAGTCTACTCGAAACTTCTGTAGCGCAAAATTAGTATATTTACTATAAGCGACTTTGAAAAATGACTTGCTGGGGTTTCCTGTAAGAATAACATCTTTATCTCCATGCTTTGCAAGTTGCATAAGACCACCTGGCATATCTTATGATTATTACTGTACTTTATCTGTATATAAATATTTAAGCCATATTGCAATACTCCCCAATACTTACTATTTGATAATAAAAAATGTCGCGGTACGGTAGACAGACAATTATGAAAGAAAGTCAAACTGACCCACTAGAAATGATGAAGAACCTTAATGAAGGCACAATTACTGGATTTTTATACACATTTGTAGTTCTTGTCGCTCTTTATCTTGTTTGGTGGTTTTACTCCATGTCAACCAAAGAAACGTCAACATGTAATCATTTCGAAGGCCTTTACGGAAAAGTTAATGGAAAGATCAGTTCGGCGTACACTTCGACTAATAGTGGAGATTTTGATCATATGTTTCGTGACTACTATATTAAGACCGCTTACAATTGTTGTAGCACCGGAGACTATAAAAACGGCATTGTATCGACGTGTGCATTAAAAAGTGTTTTGAAACAAGGTGCACGCGCTTTGGACTTTGAGGTATATTCAATAGGAGATGAACCTGTGGTGGCTACATCAACAGAGGATAATAATTACGTAAAGGAAACCTTAAATAGTGTAAAGTTTAGTGATGTCATGAATATGCTCACTAGTTATGCATTTGTATCAGGAACAGTACCAAATCCATTAGATCCTATCATTATTCATATCCGATTCAAAAGTACGAATGTCGCCATGTACAACAATCTAGCAAAAATATTCAAGAGTCATGAAAGTAGACTGCTTGACACCACCAAGTATGGCAACGAGAATAAATACGAGAACTTTAGTAAGGTTCCTCTTCAAGTTATGATGGGTAAGATAGTAGTCATTGTAAATAACAAAAATAGAACATTTGCCGATGTACCTGCGTTTTTTAAATATGTTAATATGGCCAGTGGCTCTATATTTATGCGTCAATTATCCGTGAACGAAGTCGTAAATAATCCTAATACAAATGAGTTGACTCAATATAACCGTCGACAAATAACTATATGCACCCCTAACGAACTAGAAATGTCTCCACCCAATCCTAGTTCTATTCTGTGTCGAAACTTAGGCATTCAAATGGTTGCAGTTCGCTATCAGGAAAGTGATGTAAACTTCGAAGAACAAACATTTTTCTTCAATAAAGAAAATCATGCATTCGTGCTAAAGCCAGCCAAGTTTAGGTATATACAGAAGTGTGTACCTATTCCTCCGAAACAGGATCCTGCTTTGTCATTTGCACCTAAGCCTCTAGATGGTCCAATGGGAACAACACACTCAATATAAAATTATCCATATTCAGATAATAATATTTCTTTTCGTCGTATAATATATACTATACGTCAAATAGAACATACTTATTTGCAAATGAAATTTCGACATCCTAGTTGTGATTCAAAAATGACATTCCAAGAATGCGAAATGGCAATATTACGCGCGGCTGTTGACAAGGCAGGAGAGGTGCAGTCAAAACGTGTAGTCAACTCTGCAGAGGTTCAAAAGATGATCTCTATTGTAGAACAGTTTCTTCGCCGAAAACGTCTGGTATGCTACGGTGGTACAGCAATTAACGCTCTACTACCTAAACACGACAAGTTTTATAATAAGGATACAGACCTCGCCGACTATGATTTCTTCAGCAAAAACCCAGTAAAGGACGCGAAAGAATTAGCAGACATATTCTACAAAGCAGGCTTCGAAGAAGTTGAGGCAAAATCAGGACAACATCACGGGACATATAAGGTGTTTGTTAATTTTATCGGTATGGCCGACATCACATACTTAAATAAAGACGTATTTGACACACTACAGAAGGAAGCGCATACGGTGGGAGGCATCCTATACTGTCCTCCCAACTATCTGCGTATGTCTATGTACCTTGAACTATCCCGTCCCGAAGGAGATGTGAGTCGTTGGGAAAAGGTTTTGAAACGTATTTCTCTCTTGAACAAACATCATCCACTTAAAAAAATGGATTGTGAAAATACACTGTTTCAACGAGAACTATCTCCTGCCACACAAAAACTAGTAGACGACAAAACACTTTACAATATTGTTAAAGACACTCTTGTCGGAGAAGGGGTTGTATTTTTCGGAGGGTTTGCTATATCTACTTACCTAAAATATATGCCACAACATGTGAAACAAAAATTAGAAAATATACCAGATTTCGATGTATTTTCAGAGGATGCCAAGACAACGGCAACTATTCTTAAAGAACAATTAGACACAGAAGGGATTAGCGGTGTTAAGATTTGTCGCAAAGAAGGCGTCGGGGAGGTAGTTTCTCCACATTATCAAGTCATGGTCAACGACCTGGATACGGTCGCATTCATATACGAACCAATGGCATGCCATAACTACAATAAGATCCATATTGATGGTTCACCTGTACAGATTGCAACCATCGATACAATGCTTAGTTTGTACCTCGCATTTCTGTACTCCAAGAGAGAATACTATAACTTAAACCGTCTTATGTGCATGGCCAAGTTCCTATATGAAGTGCAGGAGAAAAATCGATTAAATCAAAAGGGGGTTCTTAAGCGATTTAGCATAAACTGTTACGGACGTCAAGAGACTATTGAAGATATGCGGGCAGAAAAAACAGTCATGTTCAACAAATTAAAAACCGACAGGTTATCCAAAGAATACGAGGAATGGTTCCTCAAGTATCGTCCTGGTGGCAATGCCAATCCAGAACCCTCGAATACAACACATTCTAAGAAAAAGAAGAAAACAAAGAAATCATCAAAAACTAAACGCAAGAATAAAAGTAATCATAAGAAGAATGCGACACGAAAAACAAAAACAACCAATAAGAAACATACACGAAAAGATAGAGTCAAAAAATATCTAAAATCACTTATGGGTAAGTAAGAAAGTATAGAACCATCGCATTATTAATAATACATAAATGCCTTCCAAAAAGAAGAGTTCTGGAAACAGTCAGGCACAGAAACTTAACAAACAAATACACGTTACATCTACTGGTTCAGAATGCTCTAGTCAACTACCATTTGTAAGTATATGTACTCCAACGTTTAACCGACGACCCTTCTGGGATATGGCAATTAAATGCTTCAATGATTACGATTACCCCAAAGACAGAATGGAATGGATTATCATCGATGATGGAACAGACAAGATTGAAGACCTAGTATCTCATATACCACAAGTGAAGTATTTTAAGTATGACAGTCAGATGATATTAGGTAAAAAACGAAATATAATGCACGATAAAACTCAGGGAGATATAATAATATATCAAGATGATGACGACTACTATCCGCCCGACCGTGTTTCCCATGCGGTTCATACATTGACCGAAAATCCAAAAGCACTGTGTGCAGGGTCAAGTATCGTGTATGTTTATTTTAAACACATCTCTCAAATGTATAAGTTTGGTCCACATGGACCTAACCATGCGACTGCTGGAACGTTTGCATTTCGACGCGAACTGTTACGACAAACAAGGTATGATGACAATAAAGCAATCGCAGAAGAAAGTGATTTTTTGAAAAAATATACTATTCCATTTGTTCAACTAGATCCAGTAAAGACCATTCTAGTGTTCCCTCATATACATAACACATGTGACAAAAAAGACCTTCTTGTATACGCTCCCAATCCTGTATGTAACCCCGAGATGGAAGTTAGTATAAACACTATATTAAAAAACAAATCCATATATGATTTCTTCATAACAAATCTTGACGAAACTCTTTCTGGATATCTTCCTGGTGACCCAAAATACAAAGTAGAAGTGAATAAGCAAGTTGCAATAATTAAGCAAAACAATGAAAAATTAATGGAAGAACATCGTATAAAAAAACAAGAATCTCAAGCAGTAGATGCAAAAAAAATAATAGAGGATGCAAATAAACGTATACAAGAAGAACGCGGAAAGGCAATTCAGGTAATGGTTCAAAATAAAAAAATGCTTATTAAATTACGAGAATATGAAAAAAGGCTTGACATTGAACCAGCGGATGCGTTTGTAGAAACTTCTAGTATATGAAGGGGTAATCAATATTATAACCTGTACACTATACAATAATACTTCGTAATGATTTCTAGGTATCTGTCCATATATACCTTCATTGTCAGTTTAGCAATCGGGCTATTTATCGTATACATATGGGGTCCAGAGGAACGCATTGTCTATGTATTTCCCACGCCTGAAAATGCAAATCGCATCCAATACAAAGACAATGTTGACAACTGCTTTACATTTAAATCAACGGAAGTTGACTGTCCTACTGATGAAAATGAAATAAGCAAGATACCTATTCAGAATTAAGCAAAATACATAATATTAATATACTATATCATGCATTTATCAAAGTTCGTTCAATCTGATACAGGACGACACATTATGTCCGCCATTTTAGGCTTCGGTCTTGCTACTCTCTTTCGTATATCATGCACGAACCGCAATTGTGTTATATTTAAGGCACCAGATATGAGCGAGATAGACGATAAAACGTTTAAACATGGAGATAAATGTTACAAGTTTTCACATGAAACCCGAACATGTTCGAAAAATGCTAATTCGGTCACTTATTAAATTATGCGTATCGCGCGTAATGTAGGAATACAAACTATGTAGTTATAAAGTAGATTATGTCGAACATCGCATCGTTGCCGACTGACCCCGCTGGCGGAGGGTCTATTGGAGGTAATGTCCAGTTGAGTGCTGTTGAACAGAACAAGGTTATTAGCAATATGCAAGCGAGTGTCAATACACAAATGGGTGGAGGACAACCACATGCACAACAACCCGTTGAGTTGTCACAATCTACCATTGCAGAACTCGTATCGGGAATACAAAAAATGTCAAATAGCGGAAATACCTCACTGCCTAGTCGCGACATACCTATGTCAGAAGCAAGTGTAGCAGTTGATGAAACTGTCAAACCAAATTACGTCCCTCCGTCAGATAATGCAGATTATATCAATCACTATATATCGAATGAAAGTATTCTGCGCGATCACGAAAAATCAGAATCCGCTACAAAAACTGTAGAAGATTTGTATGACGAACTTCAGACACCTGTTCTTGCTGCCATGCTGTACTTTATTTCTCAAATGCCTGCAACCAAAAAATATGAAACGAAATTCATACCAGGACTATTTAATACCGATGGAAATATGAACCTATATGGCATCATCTTCAATAGTGTGGTCATGTGTGCTATTCTATTCATCGTTAAACGACTCATGAATGCGGTCTAACTATATACGCGTTCTTTTTACGTAACATAATTACGTAAAAAGTTATTTCCCGATTACCTGATTCGAACAGGTGACATTTCGATTTCTTTCAGTACAACTACAGTCAAATGCTCTACCAACTGAGCTAAATCGGGATAATAGGTAGCCTCCTCCCAATATACAAACAACAATTATCTCTATATTATTATTCTAAAAATGACTAATATATATTTTCACGATAATGAATATGAAGAATGATCTTGAAAATAACATAGATGAAATACTCATTCCAGAGTTTACCACAGATATAATTATCGATATTGACACATGTTATTACGCAGAAATAAGACAATTAGAACATATACATCAACAATCTGATAATGATAGCGAAAGCGAAAGCGAAGACATCGAACAATTATATGACACATTCCACTACAACGAACTCATAAATGAACACGTAATGAATATAGAACAAATGCATATAAAGTTGCAACATTATAACTCTATTGAAATCATACCAAACAATGCTCCGAGTACTATGGAACAACTCACAGAATACACCAATCTTAGATTAACCAAACGTCTATTTTATTTACACGAAATAGAACCAATTATCAACAGTGATAGTAATAACTTACTCGAAATAATATCCATATTGTCAAATACCATAAGTAACCATTAATATCTTTTATGTTTTTGATTTTGAGTCTGATTCTGATTTAGAGGTGCTATCACTTGTCTTAGGTTCGTCAGCACTACTAGAATCGGGCAACTCATTCACACTATCCGACAAACTTGGAACGGATGGTAATGCCACGTTCTCCGCTAGAGACGATAATGCACCTGCACCGGTGGCAGCACCTGCTATTTTAGCGAGGTCTGGAGTTGGGATATGAAACCCTGAACGTTCTATCTCTTTGTCTTCGTGAGGCACTCCTGGGTCAAGTTCGCATTTGCGAAAACTGTTTGCAGCACCGATTAAACCTTCTGTAAAGTTGTCACAAGCAGATATCTTATATTTTTTATATACGTCCGTAAAATTGTACATAACGATAACTGCAAAAATACCACCTAATAGATATTTTGCTCCCAAGACAGATTGAATATCCATAAGCATATAGATTGTCATGATAATCATGATAATGTGACGATATACTTTAAATGTTAAACTTATCTGATTCATCATGGTAAACTTCTCTTTTTTCTTTGAAGTTGTTTTATTGGAAGTCTTACAACTTTCTTCTCTGGCGGCCGACTCATCTTCAGGAGATGGTGGCTTGTCTTCATCCTTTTCAGAAGAGCCTCCGCCTACCATATCAGGACTAGGAACAGGACTAGGAACAGGACTAGGAACAGGACTAGGTGGTTCGGTTGTCACAGAATCACTCTCTGACTCTAATGGATCGGAAGACATTGCAACTTCTATTTCATGTTTTTTGGAATACATCAGTTGGGTTCGTGTGAATATCGTGCTTATTCCTAGAAGGAATGCCATACCAATACCTGCGCCTGCTGACAAAGGAAGAGCACAAATAACAAGAATGAGTACTAATATAGTAAATGGGGACGAAGGCCATGTCCATATACCACTATCATGTCGCCACGATTTCCTTGTTGGGTCTTCTTCACTCACAGTTCCTAATTTAAGAAGTAATCCCCAATTCGCTAGAGAACTAAATACAAACACAAGGAATGCCCAAAAACCCGAAATCTGAAAGATCAGAGGAATTATAGTGAACGACATATACATGATTAACCATTGTGGAAACCATGAGTTTACAAATCCATACAGATTGCTATGCATTGAATAATAACTAATCGCAGAGGCCTGCATACATGAACCGAAATAATAGGTCAGATTACTCGAATGGGCACCTATTGTCCATTCACGAATTGTCTTTAACAAGGTGGAATCTTGGTAAAGAGCCAAGTTTTCCTTTATGGGATATGTTGCCTTGATTGATTTATCTACCTCATTTTCAGATGTAGTCAAATAATCCATATGAATCTGTTTCATTTCAATATCCTTATCTGTATACGGTCTAGTAGATACACACGTTGGTAAAAGACCAGACTGTGATATACGACATTGCTGAATACATAGAATACCAAGAATCACATGGACTGTAAGTTTTACACCACTCTTTAGAATAGATGTGACAAGTTTAATAAGATTCTCCTTATCTAATTTTTTTGCATTTTCATCTTTTGAGCGCTTTACCCGAGACGGCGAACTTGTTGTTTTAGTCATAGATAATCGTACGTACTATACTCGAATATTATTATTTGATTATTCACACGTTGTGACAATTATGTAAACACTGCATATGTATTGAACAATGCTGTAAAATATAATTACATACATACCTCACCACTGTCTCCATCATATAGTGTTGACGATAATACGGCATTATCAACAATATCCACTACATGTTTGTCTAAATATCGAGCGATACGACTGATATCTAACTTTGTTATGTCATAATTATCATAAAGAGTTTTCTGATTTTCAACGTCATTCTCGTAACTAAGTGTTCTAAAAAATAAAAACATATCTTTTTTATCCATACCAACCTGCTGACACATGCTATAAATAAACAACGAATTATTGTACTCTGTAGAATATTTTGTTAATACTTTAGTGAACCTGATTTCATTCAATGGTGCTCTAGGTGTATCGACATACAATGTGTTGTGTAGAATATGACTATTATAAAACGTTTTCATAAGCGAACTTAATTCGTTAAACTGCCATATCTGCTTTTGAAACGTTATACGATCAATGTAATCTGAAAAACACATGTTAGTAAGAAATAATAAGTACATTGAAACTGCACGCGATTTGTCTTTTATACTCTGTAAAATGTCAATAACGTTCTCATGCCATAATAATCCGACGATTGTACGATCAGTATCGTTCATGATGATTGTATGTTCGTCAATGTTATGCGGTTCAGATAACAATTTGGTCGTTATCTGTTTTGTATCATCGTTACAACATTTAGGAAACAATATCGTTTTTAATAATCCCATAGAAATACGGGCGGGAACCTTTGTATATATAGCATGCAATGTTGAAAGGCGTCGCAAATCTCCTTGTATATTATTTGCAATATATCTCTTACACAGAGAACTAATATCGGGCATCACTTGTTGAACAATTTCATACAACTGTGGAGAACCAATGCGAGGAAGTTCAAATACAAGACATACTTTCATAAGCTCCTTAATTTTCTTATCTGTATGGTAATTACTTATACAAATAATTGGCGAGTTTGCAACCTCTTCATTACGCTGTTTTTTTGTTTTCTTAGGTCGGATCAACTTGATAAGTGCGTTAATACCACCCTTATCACCACTATTCATTCCGTCGATCTCGTCCATGATTATGACAATGGGCTTCTTTTTTTTAGTCATAATACTCATAATGTTCGAACATGACATATTCGGACGCGTCATTGACTCAATCACATTCTTATTACGTATATCACCTGCGTCAAATAATACTGCATCATAATCTATGCTCTTCAATAAAGTTTTGATAAAGTGACTCTTTCCACACCCAGGATCACCGCATAAATATATACCGCGTTTTCGAGTAAGATCATGCTTACTAGTCTCAAACTCTAACAAAAACCTGCGAATACTTGCAGATATTTCATCTCGAATAAGTAACGTATCTAGATTGGGAATATTCATAATATAGATACATAAATGATTAGGTTTATGTTGTGTTGCGATTATATGTTTTCATTCTAGTTTGTAACATCTTCCTTACTAAAACCAAACTGAGTACGAGGGAGTTGCTTAGGATAAGACGACATGATTGGACGCGACATAGGCTGAACCAATGTACTTGCATCACGTAGGTACTTGTTGTACGAAACAGTCGCACCATACACCTGAGGAACAGCATATTCAAGAACGTGATTGTTTAACACCACTATTTGTTGTGTAACACTGTCTTTTGAATTTTCAGCATTCTCAAGAAAAATGCTGCGCATAATGATCTTCAGCGTGTCAGGGTTTTGATCACAAATGCGATACTGACTATTCGATTTCTTATATACGCCAGATTTAATACCATTTTGGATTATGCGCATATTCTCGCTAGAAAAAAATGCATCGGATAGTGCTGTAGAGTTCCATATACCCTGCGTCGCATTCCTAAACGATGCGGGGTCAGACACTGGCATCTTATCATACATTTTAAACAACTTTGACGTATCAGTGTCTGGTTCCATTACATTTACACGACCATTATAAGTCGGTTCACTCTGTGTTCGACTTGTCATTCTAATATATCCTATCGTGATACTTTATTTTTGCACACACGTACTAAAATATCAATACTATATATACATCATTACTATGCTTGGTTTAGACCCTTTTCAAACTAAAGTTGTTGGCGTTGCATGCGTCGTTCTTATTATCATGCTTTCCATTATTGGATATCTTTTAGCAAACTCAAGATTAGCGGATAAAACATGGCCACCTACCATCGCGGTATGTCCCGATTACTGGGAAGACGCAACAGGAACTGGCAAACACTGCACAAATCCGCATAATTTAGGAAAATGTGGTTCTCTTGAAGGACCCAATGAGAGTGGTGGTGCAGACCTCACTAATTGGGTAAAATCAAAATATAGATGCGAAGCTTCGAAGTATCTTAGAGACGATTGTGCTCTCACATGGGACGGCATCACAAACGACGACAACGCGTGCGCGTCCGCAGACTCCAAGAAGAAACCCGAGTCCTCCATGCCACCATACATGACTATTTTCCTAGTCATATTGGTCATCATCGCACTCATGTATCTATTGTCAAAACGCGGAGGCGAAGAGACAGCATAAACATACAACAGAACACACACATGCTAAATGAAATAATATATGTATTACTTCATTTTTATATATTTAGGTATACTATAAAATATGGCTAGTCGTCACATGATTGTAAGTGCTGCTGGTGCTGGTTCGGGAACTGTTGTTATCCCCAGCATTAGAGGTGATGCTACATCGCGAGAAGCGGCTATGATAAAAAACAGAATAGCAGGTATTAAAAGAAAACGCCAACAACCAATCGAAGAGCGAGCACAAATGGTTCTTAGAGCAAGTAATGTAATGAATCTAACTACCGCATTAGATGATACTATAGTTGCGAGTCAGATAATGACACAAATGAAACAGGCAATCACATCTGACGCCGTAGCCACTACCAAGCAGTATGCAGGGGTAATAGCACAAAATACTGATATTAGTATTGCTGCTATAGCGCATCGTACTGCTGAACTTGTAGACAATCTACAAGGTAAGCGCAAACAAGTCAAGAGCCTTCTATATGATATGGTGTGGCAAGGTAAAGATTCAGTTGTAGATTTTATAAACAGTGCGGTCGGAAATAAAACACTTGAAGAAACAATACATGCGAATGAGGCGATCGTTGTGGCACTCGTTAATAAATACATTGTAGAGAATAGCACATCTGGCGAAGAAGATATGCCAGCTCCAGTGGCGTTAGAGGCTATTTTACGTATGGACGTGACCAATCCAACATATATCGAACTAGTTGGCGCTCAACAGAGAGCAGCCGAACTATTCTACTTTAGTGCATGGGGTAAAAGTGCAGTAACGAATATGAACATAGAAATTCGAGACGCGATCGATGATTTCAATGGGCGAGGTATGCCAATCCTTCCAAGAACGAATGAAGACCAGGTGAATCTAGATGCGTTATCCACGGCACACGAATATAATGCAGCCCTTGTGAGACCTGACCCTGCAGATGCAGTTGCGACCGACAAATGGATAAAGTTCATGCTATATCTAGGACTTTCGGAAATAATTGATAGCGATCAAGACAACGTGGGTGTGAACGGAGCAAAGTACTATGGTATTCCTGCAAACATGCAAGAACTAGAGGATAACCTAAGAACAGATTTTGTAGAAACCACATCACGAGACCTAACCGACTTGGGAAATGCTTGGACGTTTTACATCAATCCAGAGGGACCCAAGAAATCGGGTGCATCTTCCGTTGGTTATCTTGCTCGCATTAATGCGATAATTGCTAGGCTTAATGAGGATGGTGGCCCAGAGATAAAGAGGGTAATTGACTATATACGTGGTAACAAAGCACAAGTGAAGGATATATATAAGGGAATTCACTGGGGACATGCTGAGGCATTCATGGCGGCCGATGCAGATTATGCTGCGGCAAAGAAGGCAACTACTGCTTCAGAAAAAACTGGTGCTTTACGTCACTTAAAAGCGAGTGCGGAAGCACTACGTCAGGACATTACCCGTGTGCATGATGAGTATCAAACTGAGAAAGAAGATGAGAAAGCAGATGAGAAAGCTCGTGGTAGAACTCTGACAAGAGAGGACAAGGCGGAATACATGGGTGCAAAAGAACATGATGATGCACGCATCAGGGATAATGAGAGCAGAGGTCGCAGCCGTTCCCCTCGAAACGACGAAGACATAGAAGCACAAAACATAGTGAAGGACTACGATGCGGCCGCTGTATTGACAAGTATGAAAGGTGCGAAGAAGGGCGGACGCGGACGCGCCACCAAAAAGAGACGCCCTAGCCGCGTCGCCAAAAAGACCCGCAAGGGAAAACGAGGCAAGGCCGGTAGAATGTCGCGCAAGACCCGCAAGGCCACCCGTGGACGCAAGGCCAAGAAGGCAAAGAAAACGCGCAAGACCCGCAGACACACGCGCAAGTAGATGGAAAATAGAAAAGTAGAAAATCAAGAAAAGAATTGAATGAGTTCGTTGTGTAGACCACTATGCATACACAAAGAACAGACGTATAGTCATTTATCGCTAAAGAATTATGTTTGCCGTAGCATTCATGGAACGCATCGCAGCCCTTTCGGTAGACACCACGCTAGAACCCATGGCGAATATGCTCACCGATACGGTATGTTATATTGTCAACTCGCCACGCATGTATGAAGTAGCGACCTGCGTTCAATCAGTTCGCAGCAATTTGGTATGGGATTCTCGTCGGCATAAATATGTCCCCATCACCTATCTGCCCGTATGCGATAAGGTGTAAATGAGGTCATCGCGGATAACATGTTGTATGTGGTACAACATGTTATCTAAATAGAGTAGTAGTATTTATTATGTAATCTAACTAATGTAGTTTTTTCTTGTGTATTATTTTTATTATCGTGCTACAGTATAACTTTAGCTATGCCAACCTTTATAGATAATGGAGTCACATATAGTTATACCCTACTTACCCCAACCACTGCAAGACTTGACCCGGGAGCGACTGGCACCTCTGGCGTCCTTACCATTCCACAAGGATTTGATCTAAGTGGAACTACTATAACTATTACCGAAATTTACGAT